GCACCAATAGATATAGCAAAAACATTAAAATCAATTTCTGCAGTTTACCTTTTTACAACTTTTCCAACTTTAAAAGGTAAAAAATTTTGGGGTTCTGGCTTATGGTCAAGATCGACTTATTATGGTGCTGTTGGACATGTATCTGAAGATACAGTTAAGAGATACATTGAAGATCAGCAATCACATTGAATGCTCGATGCTTTCATCCACCAGCACAAGGCTAGTGGTTTTCAGCTATGTAACTCATAAATTTTTCCCCAGAAAGGATGAGGAGCCCGTAATTAATATACTCAACTTATTCCTTTATTATTTTTACAATATCCGGCCATCTTCCAGGTATATTCTAAAGAAAATTTCCAAGAAAAAAGATTTGTCAATTCATGTACTGCAAAATATGCATCATCTGATTTGAAGAAGTTAAGAGCTAATTGCATCTTCTCTTCATGTTTTTCAAATTCAATATAATTTTCTTCAATTTCAGACAGGATATAATCGTTATCTCCAGCCAATTTAGGGTTAGGATCAATCAAATTGGCTACGTAGCAAATACAGGCATTTTTGTCTGGAATGTTGGCTTTATGCTCAAAAATTAAGTCTATAATTTTTGTATTCATTGGTGTTCTTTCAACAGTTTTTCTTTTTTAGCCAGCTTAAGATCTGATTCAACCATTTCTTTAACTAACATATCAAAGTTGTACTTAGCATTTATATCTAGGTAATTTAAGTGCTCAAAGAGATTGGGGTCATGCTGAACAAGGATTGCTCCAAGCTGTCCAGTTATTCCTGTAATTATTGCGGTTTTAGCTATTAGCAACCTTTCCTACAATCAACTTATCAGATCCCCAGTCTCGGTTTTTATTAACTATAACCTCTTTATTCCTTTTAGTAGTCCACTCTTCTAAATATTTTGTATTTATCATTCTTGCGGCTTCCCAAGTCTTATCTCTCCGTCTTCTTAAAGGATCAGCCCTATCTTCTTTAGAATGATCTTGATGAATTCCAACTATCTGATAATTATGTATCTTTTCGGAACCATACTCATTAATTCTATTTGCAAAGTCATCATCATCCCCACAAATGCCTCGCATAAACTCTTCATCGCAACCATTGATTGCCATGATATTTTCTTTCTTTGTGGCGCAGAAAAACCAATAAAAGGTATTTTTAGTAATATCTTGAACTCTCGAATGCTTATTGGTAAATAACTGATCAAATGACAACTCTTCCATTGTAAGATCTGTATCCATTTGATTGACAAAATACGAAGAAGAGTGTAGGATATGACCATAGGGGGTTTTGCCCCTCATAGCGTCGCTGTATGCCAGTTCTAAGGCGCTTTCATTCATAAGTATCTCTGGACCCGCTATAGCCACTACATCACCCCTAGCAGCCTTAAAGCCTATATTATTAGACAGAGCTGGCCCCCAATATATAGGAAAATCATTTTTATGACTATCCATTTTTATATATTGCCAATTAATATCTTTAAATTCATTCAATACATCCAAAACTGGTTCTGTAGACATATCATCTACAATTACTAACTCCCAATCCTTTTTTAATAAGAATTGTTTATTATATAATTTTAAAGAACGCCTAAAAAGTTTTGTTCTATTTTTAATAGATATTACTACTGAAATTTTCATTAATTATATTTTCTACAAACAAATATTGAACTTTCTCCGAAAAGTTTCCCGAACCATTCGCTATCATAAATTATTTTAGGAATGTATTTTTTCCAGGCATTTGAAAATCTTCTAGCTGTCATATAAACCTCTGACAACCCAGACTCCCAAATTAACTGCTTCCATTCTTGATTTGATAAAAATCTTTCATTTCCAAATTCTTGAATTTTACTTGTTCTTTTATCATTTGGGATGTCAAATATTATTACATCTGACACTCTTGACTGCTCAAAAAGAAATCTTTTTATTTGCTCATTGCTAAAGTGCTCTAAAAATCCTTGGTGAAATATAATATCAAATGAATTTTCTTCATATAAGATATTTTCAGAATCTACAGTTAATGTAGTAAGCCCAAATTTTGCGGCCACCGTCTTACATAAATTTTCAGATAAGTCTGAATAATAAACCTCTACATTTTTATCTTTTAACAGATCCTGCAAAACAGCAGATGTATAGCCACTACCACCAGCTATCTCTAATATTTTAATTTTCTTATCAGAATTTACATTTCTAATATTATTTACTTCATCCAAAATTGTATTTATATACTTTTCTTGAATTATAGATGTTCTGAAAAATGTGAATGGAATATCTTTAAAGAAATCATCCCAGTCCTTAAAATTGAGGTCGCCATTTTTTATCACATTGTCCTTTTTACTGCTAATAAATGCACAGATGGGTAAAAGTTTTGATTTTCTAATTCAATAAAAGAATCAAACTTATATTTCTTTAGTAGCTCAACCAATCTATATTTATTATATCCACAGTAATGATGGCTATACCTGTCCTTTTGAGTGCCATGTACAAATCTATAATACCATTCTTTTTCTTCTTCTGGTATATTTTGCTTTAATTTCTCAGCATATTCTAAAACTATCCCATCAAAATCAGGAACAGCGACTCTGAAATGACCCCCAGGCTTCAATAGTTTAGAAATAATGGTTAGATTATCCCTTAAATCATATTGTGGTATATGTTCCAATACATGAAACATACAAATTTCATCTACAGACCCTTCCTCATATAACTTGGGCAGATTTTCTACTGTTGATCTCACATCTGCAACATGCAAGGTAGGGCGCTTATCAAATTCTGCCGCTTGATAGTATTTATCTACAGTGGTTTTTGATGCCAATCTTGTATCAAAAGAATCTGGCGCAGGATGTATATTTATATATCCCTCTAAATAAACAGTCCCACACCCCACATGAAGTTTACATTCTATCAAAATAACCTTTTCTATAATTGTAAGAAGATATAGTTACATTGAATACAAATAATATTATAAAAACATAAATATTCCAAAGTATAAAACTAATAACTGCGCTACTTAATAAACACAATAATATACTTGTAATAAACCATTTATTTTTCTTAATCATATTTCTAATATTTCTTTTGTTTTATCTAGCCCATATCTGGCTATACAGTCTAAAATTGAATAATTCTCTACGGGGCAGTCCCAGTTTTTATACTTTATATCTATACCATTATCTTTATATTTTTCAAGATTATCTTCAATATAACCTACCGAACCTAACCCTAGAACTAGCTCGGTTATATTCTCTTGCTTACACAGCTCGATCAATCGTTCATTTTTTAAATGAAAAGTTCTAAAATTACTAGATGATAAATAATTAAAATCTATATCTAAATAATCTGAACACACTTTAATGCTATCTAAAGTAATGTCTAATAATTTATTAGAATTAATATAGCTAAGCCATATGTGTAAAATATACTCTATGTCCCTTACATGCTTCTCTTTTTTATAATATTCTAAAAATAAATTTGTTACTTTTTGTTTGGAAAATGTTTCATTTGCGATAATTCTATATATAAGATCTTTTTCTTTTTTTATGTTTATATTTATGTATTTTGCTTTTTTTCCATCAAATACTAGCGCTCTATTTATTGGAAAACTTTTATTATACTTAATATCATCTAATAATATTATTTTATCAGAATGAATTGCTCTATTCCACCAATGTAATTGAGGAAATAGATAAGGTAGGTTGATACAAATAGAATTTACCATTCATATAAATCTATTAATATGCCTTTTATAATACTTTACAATAATTATTATTACCTTTGAATGGTCCTACACTTATATTTAAACTATTAAGAAGATTTATTTTATCAAAGCCTTTATCGGTATGAAAGTTAACCCATCCATTATTTAATCTAGCTTTTTCCAATTTATGAACCAATTCATCTATAGATGTTGCATTAATCCAAATATCAATATATGTATTTTTATATTTTCTTATATATTTCATATAGTTTCTATCATTTATATATAATTGGTTATATCTATCAATGCACTTAATATCAGCTAAATTTTGCTGATGTAGATAATCATTTACATCTAGTTTATGTTGAATTTTGCATTCAAATTCGGGCACTGCTTTACCGCCAGACATATAGGCTTTTACTGTAAAATCACTATCTGAAGCGTATGTTATAAAATCTTCAGACCAATAATCAATATATTTAAAAAGATCTTTATAGCAGGCTCCGGTTGGAGCACAATCAGTATAACTAATATACCCTCTTCCATCCATAAAATCAGAACTGAAAGATATCATTGTTTTCCAATCTTCTTTTTCTAATCTATCTACTGCATTTTGCAAAGTGTCTGGCATAAATACAAAATCATCACTGCCCCAAGTAATATACTTTCGTGATGATAAACGAAACCCTCTATTGTAAGCCCTGGTCACACCATGCAACCCCCCCTCATTTATATAAATAATATCAGGGTGGCTTTTTATAAATTCAACACTTCCATCTGTAGAATTTCCATCAATTATAATTATTTCAGCTGGTTCTTTTATATTTGATTTTTTAATACTATCAATGCATTTTTTTAATTTTTCAATCCTATTATATGTACCTAAAATGACGCTAATCATAGTGCCCCTACCATGTGTAATAATTCTTTAGCCCTACAATGATAAGAGTGTTCTGCTAAAACTGTTCTTGCACCTGCTAAGCCAATTTGCTCAGCTTCTTGTGGATTATTTAAAACCCACTTTACTTTTTCAGGTATTTCAGCAACCGTTTTAGCTATGATAATATCATAGTTATCTGTAAAATAACTATCCCAACCAGGGAATGTTAATGATATTGTAGGCCGTCCAGATGCCATACACAACAAAAGTCTATCAGAAAAATAATGAGAAACATTATTAAAATTACTTACACTTATGCAGGACGCGCTATCATTATATAAATCACTCAACGCAGTATGCTCTATAGATTTTACACCATGGCCCCAATAATATCCAAAAAGACCAAATCTATCGCCAAATTTTGCTCTTAACAAATCAGCAGTTTTATTTCTATCAGCCTGCCCTGGGAATTCTGATCTTACATATTTAGTAGCTGTAAAAGCTGCATCATACGAAAATGTCTTTTTACCCTTAGGGAAATATAGCTTTGGATCAAAACCAATTTGCCAATATTCCACCCTAGCTTTAGCTGCAGCTCTATACGCTTCTAGCTGACCCGTTGATGATATTAAACTTATATCAACAATTTTAGCCGTCTGTATAAATTCATTGGGAATATTAGTTCTAATGTCCCCAGTCCAATTTGTCATTATTGCATTTGGACAATTTCTCCTTACTTCTAAAAGCGTGGCAGGATCAATTGTAGACGTAAACTGCAATTGCATATGAATTAAGTCCGGCTTAAAATTAGAAGCCTCATCTATTAATTCTTTCCTAATTACATTTGCAGGAACTTTCTTGATTTCTTTTATATAAAAATCAAAAACTTTTAATTCGACACCACAAGCAACAAAAGCATCCATCATACCAGTCTGTTTAATTGCTGGTGAATTTAATGGTAAATATAAAACCTTCACGCTTCACCCATAACATTTTTCAATAAAGAATATAAGTTTAAATTATAACTCGACATATCAAACTCATCTTTCTTCTTCATCTTTAATGCATTATCAATAGCTACTGGTAGTTTACTAAAGTCCGGAATTAACCTATCACCTACATATACAGATTCCACAAATTCCTGCTTAGGTTTAGATATCGACATCCAATGGTTATTCGTAACTATCGGAATACCACCAATAAAACACAAATCCAACAACCCAGACATATAATGATTACATTCTGGCAAGTCTACAACACACCCAGCATTCAAAATTATCCAAAACAACTGCTCATAAGGAATATACGATCCCAATGCCCTAACATTTGAAGGGTATGCACCTCTCGCATTCACCAAAACTACATTGAAACCACTAGATACCTTAATAAATTCACTGGCAAAATCATTCCTACAAAAATATAAAACATAATCTTTAGGCAAACCACCAAACTCTACTGGTTTAACATATGGCCAAATCTTAGGTGTATATCTCACCTTTTTATCAAATGTCCTCCTTAAATATTGAACATTCGGCAATGATGAACTAAATATATTTTTAGAGGAATTTAATATTTCAATATCATCTTTATTTAAAGATTTATCTATAAATTCCTCTATCCATATATTATCGCACTCTTTTAATGAATTAAGCTCCCCAATTACTAAAGCCGCTTTCTCTGCAGACCTTTTAGCAATCATATTTGATTTAGCATAAATATTAGGGAACATGGGCAGTATTTTATTAACCCATAAGGTAGAGTTATAGGTTAAAGGCTCTATAACGCCAGATATTTCATATGTTTCAATTGGCGTGTATGTTTCCATTGCTAGATTTGCAAAATTTCTAGCTGATGCCTCTACGATACTATCACTAGAAGATTTTATGCTTATATTGCTACTTGCAATTCCATTAGCAGTTAAATAAGGTGCTCTTTGACTTGTGACTGCAGAATTAAATACTAATATTCTTTTAACCCTTACAGACCCAGTTGCCGCCGGAGGCCTATATATTTCTAATATAGAATATTCATCTTGATTGCATATATTGAAATTTAAGTTCTTGCCTTGAGGCCATGCAATCTGCATTTCATGTTTTATTTTAGATTCAAAAATTCCAGCAGATATCTTACCATTTCCATTATCCCTAGAAACCTCCAAAGAAAGTGCGTAATCTGAATGCTTCTTAAGTCCAGGTATTATTATTTTTAACTTACCCTTATGATCCAACCAAATTTCTTTATTTATAATCTTTGACCATTCATTATATAAAAATATTTCAGTATTAGAAAAATCATAATTATTAGAATCAAAAACAATATTACTAGAAGTGTTAATATTCTGTTTTACCAAAGGCTGTGCTGACAATATGCTTGGTGCTTGTTCACCACTTTTAACAAGTTTATTTATAAGAATATCAGTCTTTAGATTAGCAAAATTTACCGATGGTAAATTTAATTTATTTAAATCCAAACTTATTACTTCACATGCGTACAAAAACTTAATTGTATTATTATCTTTTATAATAAATGCATTTTTTGGTACGGTTTCTATTGCATTTATCTTTTCGGCCTTAATAAAAGCGCCTTCAATTGCATGTAATTTGCCTTCGGTAATTTTTACATCCGAATATTTGCATGACTTTAATATTTTAGCCCAATTAAAAGTCAAATTTTCCATATCTTTATACAGAATTATATCTAAGATCTCAATCGCCCCAGTGCTAGTATTTGGTCTTTTTATTTGAAGCACTCTATTTTCATCTAAATTAATATTTAAAAATTGTTTAGATTTAGATAAAACATCTGTCTCTAAAACGTTTTTTCCCGATAATATAACTACTTTCCCATTGCCAGACTGCCGCCTGCTAATAATTACACACCTAGTTGCATCATTATAATTGGAAAAATCAATATTCAACATGCCAAATTTAGAATCCATAATATATGAATTTCCATTCAGCTTGCAAGCACGACTTGTCTTTACATGTCTTTTATACTCAGAAGGCTTTAATTCATTAACTAATATTTCCATTTTGATCTTTCACATATAACGGCTTTTTTCTACTAGCATAAAGATTACAATTATCCCTAAACACTTTTACATAAGAATCATGCTCTTTAGTTTTAAAATCCCTGTATTCCCCTATATCTTCAGTCCCAACCCCCAAATGCTCTCCCATTCTTTCAATATATCCAAGCTTTAATCCGGCAAAGCGCGCCCTCATTCCAAAATCAGTATCCTCTAATCCATAAAATGGGGAGTAGTCTGTAGTATTGAAAAATCCAAGCAGTTTATGAGTCGATAATGGGAAAATAACACAGGCAGTTCCTAAATTACCCTGAGGCTTGCTCTGAAATCTAAAACCTTTGCTTTCTATAATCGGGTAAACCCTACCCTCCATATTAACACCCAACATTCCATAGCTCTTATTTGCCTTTAAAATCTCTATACACTCGCTAAGCCACCCCACAGGCATTCTAACGTCGTTATCAATGAAACAATAATACTCCGCACCTAGTGTGTCAGCCGCTCTTAAACACTGATTACGAGCTTTGGCAATGCCTTGATTAGTACTATTCAATATTAATACATTAGGATCCAATTCCTTCAGATACTCTCTCGTACCATCGGTAGAATTATTATCTACAATTATAAATTTATAATCAATGTCCACAGACTTTTTAAGATCTTTAACCGTTTGCTTTGTAAGCTCTAATCTATTATATGTCACCATCATTATTGAAATTTCAGTCATAATATTCCTTAACTATCAAATAAGCCTCTTCTGGTAACAAATTATCACTAATATAAAATTCTTTATCAATATTTAAAAACTTTAAATTAGATGCTAAATCAAATGGTTTATCAATTATATTAGATAGAATATAACCTTTTTTCATACATAAAGACATCAAATTATAATCTATTTGTTTAGATAATAAAAATGAACAATTATATAATAATTCAATTATCAGTTCTAAATTTTGATTTATTGTATATATGTTTGAGTTAAAGAATCTATCTTTATTATCTGTACAAACGACCACATTCAAATATCCTGTAACCATTGACGCAAATTGCTTTATTTGACTAACACTCCAGTTTAAGGTTCCAAACTTGTTTGATGAATATATCGTATCCTCAGAGATTATAAATATATAAGGCTTTTTTTTATCAAATTTATTTAACCTAGCCCATTTAGTATATGTTTCCGAATCTAAACTTCTTAAAATAGGTATATTTTTATCCCAAGCTAACATTGAGTTTCTGAATATCTGCTCAGTTACACAGCCTTTAGATGGCCAATGGCCCATCCCTTTAAACCCTTCCATTATTAAATAATCATTCAAACAATTTAAATAAACATTATTACTATTATCTGTAAATAAAGGAGCTGGGTATTTATCTAATATTTTTTTAGTAAAGTTATACGGGAAAATTTTAGCTATCCCTTGATTTATAGGAAGTGAGTTAAATACATCGCTTCCTTTCCAATATATTTTATTTTTTAGATTTAATGCCTGTAGGTGCTCTATAATAGATAGCGAGAAGTAAGACTCAAAAATACCACCAAAGCATAGAACTACTATATTTCTCCCTTCTATAACTTTATGAAACACTTCAAAATCCATTTCTGGTATTATATACTTGCCATTTTTTATCTTCCAAAGGATACCAGGCGCAAATGGGAATATCTTGCTGCTAAAGCTAGTCATGCTTTTTATACTTGCCCCACCACTGTTCCTTAAACCTCTTCACATTTTGAGGCATTAACATCTTGTTTACAGGGTTTTTCTTTAGAGAAGCACTCTCTTCATGATAAATCAAAGTGTCTCCACAATACATTATTTTTTTATCTAGGTTATATTTTATAGATAAGCAAGCTGATGTGTCCTCAAATGCCCAAAAGTAACCCTCATCCAAACCTTTTCTACCACTCTTATTGTTAGTAGTGATATCCTTATAGTATTCAGCTTTTGTCAAAAAAATTGCCGCTGTAACAGCTTCCGCCTCTCTACTTACCTCAGCCTCTGGGCAAGTAGGCTCCTTGTGCTTATAATGATAAGGCATGTAATTATATCTTTTAGAGAAGTAAACTCCAGCATGTTGTAACAAATTACTATCTGGATACAAAATTCTTGCTCCAACTATACCAACATCATCCTTTAATAAGGCAATCATTTTCTTTAGAGAAGAATCATCACCAAACCATAAATCATTATTTAATAATAATATTAGATCTTCATCTTTGGCATTTGTTTTTTTAAATAATATATTCATCCCTGAAGAAAATGAATCTCTATTATGACCACAAAAATAAATTTCTATATTTTCACCCTCAATGCTTTTTAAAAATTCCTCAGAACCATCGATTGAACCATTATCTTTTATCCACCACTTAAAATCAACACCATCTAAGGCGGGGAGCAAGGACTCATGCAGTCTTTTGATTTTATCAACTGCATTCCAATGTAATGTAAGTATGTGTAGCATGATTTTTATACCTTTAATTTAAATCTTTCATTTAAATAACAACATTTACACCATACACCTGATTTAACACTACTCATGCTTAAATAAAAAACATGATTATTTTTACATTTAATTGGCATTTTAATAGAACAATTAATATATTTATTTGATAAAAGAATGCCGTTTTTTTCTGTTATAATTTTCTCATATTTTTTTTAACCTATTTGATATTAAATAAATTTCATTAAAATCTATATTATTTGGAATTGATATTTTTAAATTAAAATTATCTGCTTGTTTTTTTATAACCAAATCTAACTCGCTTAGGTTAATCATTTCTCCTATATGGGGTATGACAAACAATAATACATTATTTTCTTTACATAATTTTATTTTTAATTTATCATGCTTTTGAATTTTTGTAAAAAGTCTTTCTTTATCTTCTTTTTTTAAGAATCTAAAATAATCTTTGTCATAATGTTGCTTACCATTATGCTCAAATGCTATTTTAAAACCATCAAATGTCTTTTCACTTAACCCATCTAATTCAAGTTTGTTTCCATCATCATTCGTTAACCAATAAGGATGGCTTTTAACAAAGTTACATTTAAATATTTCTTTAAAATATTTTCTACAAATCTCTTCAGCTTGATTAAATTTACAATATGGGCACCAACAATATTTACTATTAATATTATTAAGTGATTGAAGAAATATATGCCCCTGTTCGCATTCCCATTTTAAATTCGTTCCACTATTGATATATTCTTTTGACAAACATTTTGCATTACGTTTTTCAGCAAGTTCGTGGGCATATTCTATAGTTAGTTTTTTATTTTTAGAACAATATGGGCACCATTTGTTTTTATATAAAACATTTTTTACTATTGCCTCCCATCTATGCCCATACCTACATTGCCATAACATCTTTGTATCTGTGTTAATATATTTTTCAGACAAACATTTTCCATGCTTGTTTTTAGCAAGCAAGATACACTTATCTAATTTGTCCTGAAGGTTAAGCCCTCTAAGTTTTTGCACCATTTCTCCTTAAATTTGTTTTTTGATTCCAAATATAACTTACTTAATCCAATTTTTGAACTAGTAACTTTGCCAATATGTCTTACAGGAACATCGATAATTGAAAATTTATAGCCATCCTTTATTAATCTAAATGAAAGGTCAACATCTTCAAAATATGCAAAAAATAGTGTAGAAAATGGTCCAATATCATTTTTTTCGCTTATATTATTCCATATATCACGATTAGCAGTAAGATTCCAACCACTCATATAATAATACATTCCGTCATCTTCAACCTTATTTGTCTCTTTTATAAAATCTAATTTTTTACTTAATTTACCAACTGTTGGGCCAACTATTGTTTTCTCTTTACATTTTGATATTATTTCACTAGTCCAATTCTGTTTATTTTTCAAAACCCTAATATCATTATTAAGAAACATTACATTTTCGCCAATAGACTCTTTATACCCAAAATTTACAGCATGAGCGAACCCTGTATTTTCGCCTAGATTAAAGTATCTAATATCGAATTTGGATGCCATCTCCTTTGTATCGTCTGTACTGCCGTTATCTATGATTAGGACTTCATGATCTTTAGGTAAAAAACTCAAATCCTCCAAACAAGATTTAGTAAAGTGACTATTATTAAATACTGGTATTACTATTGATAATTTCATTCTATTTCCAAGATTTGGTCTACAACATTATCCCAAGTATATTTTAAATAAGTTTCTTTTATATTTGCTGAAAACTTATTCATTAACTGATCATATTCTTTATATGATTTATATAGAGCCTCTGATCCTGCTTCTATATTAGGATCAAACATAGTTGCATTGGGCTCATGCGTCCAATACAGATAATCTCGGGGTGCCCTCGTAAGTTCTCCATCAATAAGCAAACTATTATTATCATTTAAGAAATCTAATTGCCCGCCATGTCTTGGGGCAATATTTAATTTATTACAAGCTAGCCCTTCTAATCCTGGCAGATAAAAACCTTCTGCATTAGTCATTGTATACACAACATCTACTGCATTATAAAATTCAACCATATTTGGTACAAATTCCGTTACCATTTCTATTTGAGCAGGTCTTTTATATTTTCTGATTATTCTTTTATATAGCTCTTGGTAGTTAATATAAAAAGAATGTACTTTATCATTATTTTTTTGTAGATTTATTTTAATAACTAAACAAACATCATCTTTTGCTGTAAATGCATTAAGGTAAGCTTTAAGCATCCCACCAAGATTTTTCCTAGCATGAGGCTGGCCAATTACTACACCAATTTTATGTTTCTTATTAGTTTTTAATTTAAGTTTAGTTTTGTTCTCATAATCTTTTAAATTGATACCATGAGGGATCATTTGTAGCTTATCTTCTGGAATCTTACCCTGTAAAAATATGTCTTTACAGTAATTGCTTGGTGGAAGTAGCTTGTCTATAAAGCTACAGTATTTGGGCATATTTGATGGAAGAGCATGTTCAAATTCATATGCCCAAATTGCATATTTTTTTTTGTCACCATTTCCGAAATAACTGGAAAAATTATGCATTGCCGTATATGAAATTTGCATATCATAATTTATTGCAAAGTTATTTGATTCATATTGCTTTAAATCATCTGGTAGGTGGCAGGGCTTATTTTTATCGGTAGGATATAAAGATACCTCATGCCCTTTGTTTAAGAACGCTCTAGCAATATTCCAGCCAACAACAGACCAGCTATGGTTTTGATACAAAAATTGTTCTAACTTAATCCTCATGAAGGATCTATATATCACGGATGAATGCTCTCAAATCTCTTTAGAAGCTTTCGGGTCACGAGTAGTTAATATAGAGCGGTTTTACTTAATATAGAAAACCTTAACATAGAAATACTTAACATAGACTTCTAATAAGCGACCTCACTTAATATAAGAGATCCTATGTATATTAATTATTATTAGTATATTGATTATTTGTTATTAGTAATAATGCACGCTATTGGGCGATATCTCTTTCTAAAGATCCATTCAAAATGAGAATTTAGGTCTTCAGAAATATAATTCGTTCTTAAATCTCTTACTTGCAAATAAGCTTTTCCAGGTTTTGGGCCATGCCCATGAAGATTAACCTTAGAATTTACAATACAAGCATCCCAAAATTCTTGGATTGAGAATGGTCCGGAATAATATCCCTGAGTATTAAAAGTAGGATTAAGCGTTCTTAACTTCAAAGTACCATCTCTTGATGGTGTTCCTACTGCTTCTATTCTGTAAATTAACGGATCAAAAGATTCTAAATAAAATTAATCAATGCCAACTGGTTTTAGTCAATTACCTCGGGTACAAGCCCCGAGGCTTGTGTCTGATACTATTTTGCTATCGACACATTTGGCTGATTGACAATGAGACATCAAAGATGTCTCCACAGCCTGCTCTACTTTCTGCTTTGCAGCAGTAGAGATAAGGTTATTGCGAATGTTTTTAGCAGCATTAACATCAGAATGCTCCCCCACATGCGTAAATAGCTGAAATTGCTGCGCTTAATTTATATATATGAACAATTAAAAAACTATTTTCGTTTTATTGAATTAAATATGACGAGAGTTCGGATTAAATCTACTAAATCGATCGAAAGGGAGTATGGGGAAATTAACCCGAAACAGCGAACACGAGGTATGGGCAATATAGGAAATTTCCAAATTTAAGAAGATCCTGGAAATTTACAACATAACATTTATGTTATGGTAGTTTTTTGACATTTTTTTGGCGGATTGCATTGCAAATGTGAAAGAATTAAATATTTTTATGAATTTAATTAATTTAGGGAAAGAGTTTGGTTTTGTATTAGAACGCAGTAATGCGATTTTTATTAATTAAATTATATTTTAAAGAAAAAGTCTTTGCATTAGAACGCAGTAATGCGATTTTTATTAATTAAATTGTCGAATAATTATATTTAGGAGAAGTTTTTTTTGTATTAGAAAGCAATAAGCGAAAATCACTGGCTTATAATTACTTTTACTAATTGAGCATCTCCAAGCATGGTGTCGCCGCCATCGTCACCACCCCGCCTTACTCTTAGTCTAAAGGCCTCACCAGGTAATAACCCATCTATACTCCAGATAGCAGCAGTTGAGCTATATACTAAGTCTCCAGCCGTCACATATTTTTTTTGAAATATTAATAATATCAATTGAAAAATGATTCCAAAACTCTCTCTTATTATATATGCATTTATTAATAAATAAAAACATTATTTATAACCATCCTTTCAGGATATAAATTCAACCGAGAAACTATAATCTAATTTTGGAACATTAACCAAATTAGTCATAATATAATTATTAGTTTTAAATGATGATCGGAAATTAATTTTCATGTCAGGAAATTCATTAGAAATCATTTTTAATCGATCTTGAAACTCATCAATATACATTTCATCAGAATGTTCTAAGTTCAATAATTCATCAAGAAATCTATCTTGATAATCTAACACTTCATTGTATTTTTCACTATCTAAATTTAAAATCATAATATCCTTTTACAAAAATTTGTGACTACTGTTGAGGTAAGCATTTTTGCCATCTATAGTAATCCGCACGAGTCCTTTTGGACTCCGAGTGACATAGCCTTTTTCTATTAAGGGTTGAATTATTTCCTCTTTGAACTTAAATCCGCGCTTTGCTTTATACTGAATAAAATGCAGAATTTTAGCCTCAAGCGGGGTTAACTCAGAAAATTCAGGCAAAAAATTGGCCATATTATTTGGGTTAATTAGTAAGTATGCATAGGTTGGGCCTCCGTATCGAGAACCCTTAATAACAACGCCGTTTTCAGGGATGCTATACATCGACTTATCTAAATCAACTGAATTATTCATATTGAACATATTAGAGCCACCAAAAGAGCCTAATATAGTTTTTACATCGTTGTTTTGTAAATTTATTAGAATTAAAAATCCTTGAGAGCCTTCACTTGTAGATAGAACCTGTGGCGAAACTTGCGTTTTCGCCTCAAGTTCAATATCACGTTTTTTTATATTCAACTTTTCTTAATTCAACTTGAACAATATCCGGAAGATCTTTTACTAATGTGTACATATAATACCTTTAAATGCTTAATAATCCAACTAACTGATCTGGTTCAATAACCAAAACCTCATTCTTCCAACCAGCTTTTTTTAAATGAACAGTTATCTCAATTTTCGTAACCAAAGTCATATATATCGGGTCTACAGATAAGTCTTTAATACTTAAAGTCAAAATTCCATGCTGATGATCAATATATACACCAATAATATCGTCTACAATTACCCCATAACCATCATCATCATACCCATCTAAATTAGGTGCAAATGCTTGAACCGCTACCCCAAACTTTATCTGATGCCTTGCCAAAGCATCGGCCTTAACTGTACTACAATCAGCAAATCTCATAGCAGGAAAACCAGCCTCAGTAAAGCCACCACCAGCATCTACAATAAATTTGCCCATTATATCTATTAAAGATTCACTTAATGGAACTTGTGGTAATTGTAAAATTACTTGGCCAATTTCATAATCTATAGAATAATGATTTCCATCAGGTCTTAAAATTTCACCCTTGCCAATAATTATATTGTCAGGAAATAATATATCTGTCCTGCCAGAATCACAATCCAAATCACGTTCAGATCTGTCCTCACACTCAAATAACGTCGGTGCTATACAACTGTTAATAACTATATTTTCACCAAATGTAAAGGCCGCCGGAACCTCCCTAGCACCACTATCAAATAATAAGAAATAATCCTGCCAAAATGCCTGAAATAATATCTGATACGTAATACCAGGGAATGGGATAGTCGTAAAGATAGGATCATCACCATCTATGCTTGGTTCAGTTAAGTAACCATCATATAATAATTCATAAGGGTCCAATGACCCAGGACTTATAATATTCTGACTACCATATCCATCTAAACGAATGTACCCATCACAATCATAATATCCATCATTCCTACCAACACTCTGCTGAACAGTTATCTCCATATGTGTAAATGAACTGCCAACCGGAAATCCATTTATCTGCCTAGATACATATTGAGTAATTAAATTAACATCATTAGATGTTATAACTCCATCACCATCAACATCCGCTCGTAAAACTTCAAGCGTATCAATATACCCATCTAGAATCTTACCCTGAGTGGTTAAATCATTTAAATCCGCACCTAATAATTCAGTGGCTCTGACTATATCTAATTCATTAATTACACCATCACCATTAACATCACCATAACCATCAGTACATACTAATACTTTGAATATTCTATAATCCTTAGTAGCGCAAGTTACATTAGGAATTAATTTGCTACCAATCATATTTAATGATAATAAATCTGCATCAGGATTTACAACTCTAAACGTATCACCTTTTGCAAGACCTGGTAATGTTTGACTTTTCTGCAAATCAATATTTTGTTTTGCATTAATATCTTTAGCACAACCGATTACTAACGGCTCTGAAGTTTCTCTTAAAGTATTTAAATTAGCTGTTGTAACAAAGCTGAAAGATGGTTCGAACTTTTGTCTAGCAAAAACAGGGGCGCCAGTTCGCTCATCTTGTTCTTCTAAAGAAGGGATTTCAATTGCTGCAATAATAGCTGTATTTAATATGTTCTCACCAGAATCTGCAAAATTCAAATCCTGTAATGAATAATCAACCTCAGCTCCTAATGTATTAAATGCTGTTTTCTCAGTATCAATCCCATTACCAGCATCATACGCCTGGCCATCTGCTACCTTGGCAGCATCTGTCCAAATCTGAAACCATAAGTCATCCTCTGGAACATCAACCCAAACGCCATTAAATAAAGTAGCTCTGGCATTTTCTCTTTGATTATTTCCAGAACCTATTAAAATTGTTCCAGAACTTGCAGCCCCAGATCTATTAACAGTTACAGCATAATATCTATTTGCAACAATAATAGGATTTGTAGTATTGCCCAATGAAGTGTTACTAAACACAAAGTCTACAGGTTGTAAAACATTGGTTAGAACATATCCCAAATCATATAATTCATTTTGACTAAAACTTAATTGAGCTAAAGCCTGTGGTTTTGGTTCAAATTCAATACCTAGTTCTGGTACAATATCAGATGGGCAATCTACAACGGTTTGTAATTCATATACAGTAATTACAAGATCGCCAGCCCAATCAAATTTATTCTCTATTGGTGCAACCATATCTGCTTCAGCACCTAATAATAAACTAATTTTTTGAATATTATTAGTAAATGCTAAGAATTTTTCTCCAACCTTGGAGGTTACATCGCCGGATCCTAATACCCTATTAATTTTTACAGTAGTATTTATATTTAAAGAATCAACCGTATATACAGAGCCCATGCCAGCTTGCAATGTATTATATAATGTCACCGCAGCATTCGGAACCTTGAAATCCCTAAAAAATAGATTGGGCTCAATATCTTGAGAAATCATAATAGGGTCTCTAGATAATTGATACGAAGTCGCCTCCGATATTACAATCGTTCCGCCCAAATCCCTAGAACAATTATGGTTCCCCTTGAAATCATTAAAGAATATAGCTAAAATTCTAGTGTAATGCTTGGCCGTTACCTGGGTTTCATTCTTATGAAATGTAAATCTATCATACTGAGGTGTGCCTTGAAAGTCTAACCCTATAATTAGAACTTTAACGCTAAACCTGCCTAGAACTGTACTATTGGTTAACTGTACTGCTATTTGGTTGCCTAAATTGGTATCAGTAGGCTGTGAAGCTACTTGTAAGCCTGTACCATCAAAGTTCCCTGCAGCTAATAACGATGCCTGAGAAGCCGATAAATTATCACTATCAAATAGTATATTAGGAGTTATAGAGCGCGGCAAAATGCCAGAGCCAAAATGATTATTTATAATGGCAGCATTGGTATTTATATTGTAAGATTGTTCAACATCCATATCCTGAGTATCTACCCGTTGAGCATTATGGAATAAATTATGGATTTGTGATACTGGTTTTCTTATAGTCATGAAGCTCTCAAGTTATATAATTAATGTCAACTTTTGATGTAGCTGGTTTTAATGCAAAAATCATACTTTCCAATAGATTTTTTACCCTATCACTACTTTCTACTATACGAAAAGAATCAATGATATTCAGTGTAAAGTTATAAATACCAAATTCAGCATCTTGTAAAATTGAAAAATCGGTAGTTTTATACGCTAACTGTGTAAAATCTAATAAGAAAGTAGTAAAAGCATCTTCTATAACTGGAAATACTACATCTAAGTTATTAGAATAATTGACATCTAAAGGCTGGCCAGCCACTACCAAAGGCTCTCTAGATACATTGCTTAATCTTATATTGTCCATTTTAGCTTGAGCAGTGTGCGCACCAGTAAATTCTTGCCCAATATAGAATTTGGTTATAGTATCTGTAAAATCAATGTTCGCAATCAATATTTGATTAGTCACACCTACCGTAGTCTGACCAAATATTGCCCCAGCTCCAAATAATAAACCAGAACCAAATAAGATCACACCACGCTCTTCCCTATCTACAAATAATCTTATCTGATCTAAATTGTCCCTTCTATTAAATTTATAAGTTGCCATTACCCTATGCCAAGAATCTCTTTCCCAAAATACAGGCTGCCTAACTTGGTAATCCTGACCACTAGCCCTAACATTTAATGTTATAAAACCTTCAGAATCTTTAAATATAGATATTCTATCACCTAACGTACCTGATGGTATATAGGCAATTTTTATTGGTGTTTGAGGATGTGGCAGTGCTTTCTTTAATCTTAGAGTTTGTCTATCGTTCTCAATGGTGCCACCAGCAAAGTATTCCTCGCCAATATTACCAGTATCACTTAATAATCTAACACTAACAACCTGTGCAATCCTGCCATCAGTTTTTGCAATGGTAGTGGTTAAACTTACAGAATTTTCTATTGTCGCAGCAGTAGCATCGAAATAAAACCTAGGAACCGGATCGTTATAAGTATCAAATTTAGGACTTACCCAAAATTCTATAGTTCCTTCAGTATTAGTTAAAGAACCTTGGTTTTCATATTCTAAACCACGTTCTTTAATAAAAATACTTCTTCCAAAATTTTGATTAACACTAATTGCTGATGAAATATTTTCACCTTCTGAGAAAACAATATAATCGGAATCATTAACAAAAGGTTTAGAGTTAAAATGCAAAAGCATTAGTGTTTCATTATTTTTTCTGTATTCAGTTAAAGAATTATAATCAGTCGTAACCGAATATTCATTTAAACTAATAGATTCACCAATTCTAGTATCAGTAAGCATATAATTTAATATTCTAAATTCATCAATTATTGCTTTAGCTTGCTTCTTTCCTAAATAATCAGAACCAATGAATGCATTTTGTTTCTTTAAAGGGTCAAAAGCTATATCTAAATAAGAAGAGTAATCAAATTCGTAATAACCTTCCGTTAATGGAAACCCGATATTTGAAGAGCCTGCAATTTCTAAAAAGAAAAACCCATTCTGAAATCCGCTTCTTCCAATTGATACATTATAAACATCATAAGAACCGCCAACGAATGCAGCAGCTGGTGTTGGTGTAACTCTAACCGATGTATTATTAATTCTTTCAGTTATTGTATATGTACCAACAACAGGGCCTGGTGTGCTTATAACTAATAGATTGTCAACATCTGATTCTGGAAAAAACCCATCTAAATTTTCAACAATATCACTACCATCGCCAGTTAGTGCAGTTCCAGATTGAGTCTTGAAAGCAAATCTAATAACTGGATAAATATTATTACCATTAGATTCAGTAACAGAAAAAGCTTCTTTAATCTCTACCGATAATCCATCAGTAACAGTACTAAAGGGTGTGGTCGTAACTGTTATATTACTTATGCTTAAAAATTTATTTATGGTAGTAAGTTCGCCTGGTGCCGAAAATAATAGAGTTTCCGATGGCGGTCCAGTTGTTACACCTGTAATAGTAACATCCGTAGGCGTAGAGAAATCAACATTGCCACCTGTCACTCTTACCGTTATCTGCCTGCCCTCTGTCTGGTTCGTAGGTTGCGTATAATCAATCGATGCTACAAAATTACCCAAAACAATAATAGCATTATTAGGACCTATTGTAGTTAAAGGTGTGATAACTTTTTTAATAGAAACTTCATCTAAGTTGATTGGTGGTGGCAAGTGTGTTCTTAAAACGGATTGTGTATTGCCCCAAGTGAAGGATTTATCTCTTACCCTTCTATAATTTAAACCCAAAGTTCTTAAGTAAACAGCATCACCAGGATCCACATCTCCAAGAATTGTTAAAACATCTTGGTTAAAAGCATTTTTGCTAATCTCATATCCAGGAATATCGGCTCTAACACCAGGGATTTCCGTTTCAACACCACCTCTAACAATTGAAACCGCTATATTTTTATATAGATTAATTTGACTGGCTACAATATTTGAAAATGGGTTTACAGAAAATCTTGCATCAGACAATGATGCTGGCATATTTGTATCTAAAATTAGAGTATCGCCAAATACACCTGTTATGTTATAGGTTGTAAATCCTAATTCATTAATTTTTATAGTATTGCCAGGAGTAATGCCATCAATTGTAAAGTTATTAGATGGTGAATAAACAATATTTGAACCAGCGGCAGTTACCAAATCATTACCAGATATTGCTTTTAACAAAACTGTCCCAATAACCAGTTCAGGCTTTATTGTTCTAAATCGATCTGTTGAAGATGATTTTGGTCTTCCGCCATATAATAAGATATTAGAAGTCTCAACACCATCAATAAACAAATGCATTTCATCTCTTCTATCAGATGAATTAAGCCTCCAAGCAACTGCAACATGATGTTTTTCGCCAGACTTCCAATTTGAGATATCCGCACTAACCGTATAAGAATTTCTTCTATTTGGCTCTTGAATAATTGTAGGACCTTTATCCCAAACACTAAAGTTTAAGTAACCACGTCCATCTTTATAGATAGAAAACCTATTCTTATCCTTTTTATCAGCAAAATCAAATATGTAATGCTGCTCATCTGCCATAAAAGTTATGCCATCAAAGGAGTAAGGTGGCACATAGCCATCACCAGTAGCATAACCATCAGGACTTGAAGCATCCAAACCATCCAAATTAAATTCAAAATCGATTGACGATAATCCAGAACGCAAAGAGTCATTAGGCTCACCCAAATCTTCTATGAATTTAACATTATAAACTTCACCAGAACTCTGAATATTCCCGGCATATATATGCCCACTGGGAATATCCTTAGCATAAAAATTCCAAGCGCTTATGTCAGAATCATAATATATAAATATACCAGCCGTAGCCGTGTGAATTATAGCCGGTAACCCTACAGGATCTTTAGGATCCAATCTATTCAATAGGAAAGAGTTGTCAACAATATCAGGATGATAGCCGGATGCTCCAATATAAATATCATCAGAGCTTAATGGTAACCCATTCTTTGTTAGATTAGAAAATGTTAATGTTGCATCATTATCAATACCATTCCACTCAGGGATTACCCAGGTTTCTAAAGTGCCCTCTTCCAATCTTAAGTTCCCAACAACAGGAAAGGTTACAAATTCGTAATCATTTACTGGCAAAATTCCCTGGTCGAACTTTCCAGGAACCAATTGCAAATCTCCACCAATTTCAATTGGATTACCATATAAATGGCTATAACCTAGTGACCAAACCTGGAATGCTGACTCTATAATTTCGGGTATTATTTTTGTAATATTAAATACTATTTGTTGCATTGCTGGGATTGTTGGTCCCTTTGTAAACGATTGTAATGCACCAATTAATGCAGATCTGTAAATTTCCCTATTTAAATTAATATCGAATGATTTGAATTCGGCAATATCAACCAATGAACCGAAGTTAGAAAGTAAAGAATCTCTTAATGCACCAACCTTATAACTAACATAGTAGGTATCACCTTCATTTAATGCCTTAGATGTTCTAAAATCTAAATTATTATCACCATATTCATAACTAACAAGAATCTCATCAGCTAAATATGTATAATCTATATAATAGCCGCCACGATCATAATCAACAACAGGCGTAGAAGCTCCATTTAATACTACTGTATATAAAACATCAACAACATCACCTACAACAGCACCAGAGCTTACAGCTAACGTAATAGTGTTATTTAATAATGTTTCATACCCATCTAATAATTCTACATTGTCAGATAATCTAATTGCATTGATTGCTGTGCTTAAAACAATGCCTGGTGAGATTTGGCTAACATCTAACTCTAAGCCGGGTTGTACTACCAAAACCTCTCTACGCTCTATCCCAACGGAATCTAGAGTGATTATATTAGCTTGCGATGTAGCTGACGGTCCAAAATCTATAGGGGCAATACTATTATTTAGATTATATACATCAAATATATGTCTTATTGACTTAATATCATCAGTAACTGTTATAGTGCCATTATTATAAACATAAGGATCACTAAAATTATTATTAAAAAATCGCTCATCAGATCTGTCAAATGCTGATGGGATAATCTCACCCTCACTAAAAGATATATAATTAAGTAATTTACTAATTCCAGTATTTGGATTTAAACTGTTATATAATTCAGATACAGATATAATATGAGGATTGTTTGGCACAATAATTGGAGCTTTATAATATATCGTCCCTATATCCAAATTCTGAGTTAAAGAAACTCCAACATAAACTATTCCATTTAAATAATCTATCTGATATTCTCCAACTAATATTTTATTTATATTATTAGTTATATTTAGAACTTGCGAGTCATAATATAATTCAGTTTCAAATATATCATTTCTACTAAATATAACAGAACTATTAAAGCTAGAGCCAATTACATCTTCTGTAGCTGAAATTATATTATGATTTAATAAATTAACAATAAATATTTTTGTTCCTAATATATTTGTTAATTGATTTGATTTAATTAATAATTCATTTGTTACTCGTTGAAAATTAGCCCGTTCTCTTTTTTTATCTTGAATATTTGGTGGGGTATTTGATGAGAAATAAATTGTATCATTATTAAATCTTGTAAGGGCGTAAGATTCTTGGGTTGTTTCATTAAATATTCTAAATACGTTTGTTAATGGGGTGTTATTAATAGAAACTGAATTTGTTGATTTTATTCTATTTTCAATTCTTTCATCAATAATTTCTTTATGAACCAATCCTTGAAAGTCAACGTCTGGAACTAAATTCTGTTGAAAATTAAATCTAATCTTTACAATTTTACCAATTAAATCTCTTAATGGATTAGCTACTAGGTTTGAAGTTGGGTCATTATAGGTATAATCTAAACCTTTGCTATAAGTTTTTAAATATTTATATGTTGCTGCAGGCGGAAAGTTCCCTGTACCCGTTCCAGAAGCATCTGCACCAAATACATAAACTTTAGAAGATCCATAATCAACAGAGTATTCACCAGGATTAGATGGCAACGCCTCGAATCTAAAAGGCAACTCCTTAGTAAAAGCAGGATGTATCGTTAAAAATGGAGTTTCGGAATGAGGGTCTAAGAAAACAATACCATTAGAACTTGCCACATTTCCATTATTATTTACAACTGGAAAATTCTGTAAAGTAAATTGATTAGTTAAAGCTGGTGTAGCCTCCCTTACACTATCAATTATCTCAACAACCTCTACAGAATCATCATCAACATCCCTACCTAAAGACTTAAATTGGTATGATACGTTTATAATATCGCCATTGCCAGGAATTTTAAATAAAGGGTCCTCTAATATGGTTTCGTTTAATTGAACCTGATTATCTCCCAATGTCAATAGAGCAGATGCAAATAATGTATCATATATAGGATTATTTATTCTATAACCCATATTCCTTATATCATAATCATAAGTAGTAGTATCTTGATATTTTATATTTATAGAATTTATTATAGTTATTGGATTATTAGATAATGTAAGTACCAATTTATTAAACGTACCAGCGCCATCATTAGCAGCTTCTAAGCTTTCAGAAGTTTGAACAGCCTGTAAAGTTATTATATCAAATGGAAAACTTGTATAACTAAATACATTTTGAACTGTTGCATTGGTTGGATTCTTTCCAACTCTTATTATTTCGTAAGCGCCCTCTTCTGCTAAATGATCAAAAGGACCATTGCCTCTAGATTTTCTTTCATCAAAAACTGTAAACGATAAATAATTTTCATTTTTAGTTTGACCAACATCATATTTAGCTTTTAATATATTAGAAGATACTTGATTCAATACCTCCCTAATAAATGTGCCTCTATCTAAGTTATAGATATTATCTTTTAATTGAGATATTAAATTGTTTCTTATTTGATTAGATGGATTTTCTGCGCCTAATATATTTTTTACGTTTGTTTTGCCATCTTCAAATAACAAAAATCTACCATCTGCCGATGTAAATGGGTTATTAGTTGTTGATTTGAATTGGAGTTGGTATTGTCCATAAGGTGTTAATGGTAATACATTTATGGTTAAAATATCTTGGTCTACAGCTAATGATAAAACCTCAGCATCTGGAACGCCTGTACTCATCCCAATAACCGAAACATTATCTACTGTTAATTTGTCCGTAAGGTTAGCAGTAAATTTTGCTTTTATAATTCTGCTCTCAGCAGCTCTTGCGTCTATTAATCTTAGGTTTGCCATTATCTGTCTTCAATTGTTATTATAACAAGGTTTGCTTGAATATATTCATTTTGACCAGCTTCAATACTTAAAACTCTACCAGATTCTCCATTAATATTGAATGCTACAGGTCTTACTCTATCAACCCCAGCAACAGTGTTTGCAGCATTTATTAAATCTGATTCGTCAATAATTGTACCTAAAGCAGTTGCATTTAATGCATTAGTAACAGTATCTTGAACATTTTGTTTTACAATTGCCTTGGAATTCTCAAATCCAGGAGAAACTACAACTGCAAAAGAAGCATTTGCTAAAATTGGAATAGATGCTTTATTCAAAACGTCCGCTCCAATTGGCCTAGTATTCTCAATAGCTAAAGTCGTATCTGCTATTAACTTATTTTGCTGATAACTAATTGTTATTCTTTCATTTGTTTTTGGCGCTATGTAATTATAAATTACACTATATCTAGAACCTGAACTTGGTTGATTTTGATTTGATACAGTTAACGCAGCAGTTTGCGAAACTGCGGATGTAAAACCACTCGATTTGTTTATAGAATCAACTAATGCAAAAATTTTATTTGTATATAATATACCACTTTTTGTAAATGATACATTTTCAGTATCACTTGTAGTAGCTATATAAAAAGTTACCCTCAACCTATCACCAATATCAGGCGCATTATTAACATTATTAGCAGTTTCTGGCAGAACAAATTCAGAATTTGTAAGAAAACTATTAGAAACAGCCTCAGCCTTAAAGAAAGCATTATTTTTTAATTGGTATCCTCTAATATCATAAACATTATCAACTGATAAAACATCAAATGACGAATTTGTTTGAACCTTTTCAACAGATATAATTCTAATAACACCTACATTGCTAGGCACAGCTTGACTGCTCTTTAATTTTAAAAATGATTTTATAACCGTAGACAGATCATGTTGCAGTCCAGAATTTGAAACTGTAAATACAGAATTATATACTCCAGAAAAAGTCGTTCCTAAAACAGTAATAACCCCTGGTGAAATAGAACCTGAAATGCTCAACTGTAAAGCCGAAGGCGCTTGCCTTAAATTTGATTGAATAACTCCAGGACTAGAAAATATATGAGTTGTTGGTTGAGTCCCTACATTTGTAGCAGTCTGAGTATTAAAGCCGTTACCACTTCTAACCGCTGGTAAACTAGTCATAATAGTAGACGGTAACAAAACTCTAATATTAGATATGTAGTTACACTCTACAGTCGTCCCAATACTTACCGTAGTAGTATCTGGTAAGGTGATTATATTTGAAGAAGAAGACCCACTTAACCCATCAATAGTAAATGTATCACTGGCATTATATGTAACAGTTACAGTATCCCCAAAAGTTGCTACTGAATCTGTTGGGAAGAATATTGTAAAACCATTGAAATTGCCATCATTCTTGCTAGTATCATATAATTCTGATCCATCAGACCTAACTATACTAATTACCCCAGTAACAATTGTAGATACAACAACCCCCAACCTTCCAGAAATTAAACTAGCAGATCCTATATCTGTTACAAAGGTATTTACACTTATTACAGATGTTATTGGATGAGTTACTAAAACTTGCTTTTGAGTTCCAGATATCGTAACCTGTTGCTGCTCTCTCCTAACAGCATTAGAAAAACCCCAATCCATACTATCATCAGAAGGCCTGGGATTTGTTTTATTAATAATGTTATCAAAATCTATATTCGAATCGTAATTAAAAACCCAGGTGTAATCAACTTGAAGAATATCACTAACAGCTGGTAATGTGCTACCTCTAATTGTTATTCTACCAGTCTGATTTAAACTTCCTGTCCCATCAGGATTCTGAGACGCAACTACATATCTCTCACCTGTAGTTAAATTGAACACTCTACTTACATTGTTTATCGGCCAATGAGCCAACTGTATAGATGACCTATCAGATGGCCTCACACTACTATTTTCATTTGATATCTGTATATTCTCCGTAGCCCCACTAATTAACAGTACATCTGAAAATGTTAGAGAGTCTTGACCATTAAATCTCCCCTTAGTCTGATCCTCAGAAAATCCAGTAATCTTATTATCTATCCAATGTAAACTATCAAATCCCCAAGGAGAGCCGGCATACGCGCCAGTATCTCTTATTAGTTCATAATTGCCAGTAACCCTACCTAAGGTATCAGTTTGTTTTTCTATAAAGCCACCTGAAGAGGAGCCTATAACTTGCAATAAGTTATTAACTGGTTGAGCTGGTAAGTTTTTAGTTTCTAAATTTATTAGCCTTTTAGTTGTAACTGTTTTGTTAGCATCAGCAGCAATTTGGCCTAATACATAATTATTTGCGGAATTTGTAGGATCGTTCTTGTTACTTTTATCTCTATAGATATAACTGTTTAGTATTTGAACTAGTCTAAAGCCATAAACATAATTATCTACCTTACCACCCGTACCTTCTGATATAATAGTTTTTGTACCATCTTCAGCTGTAACAACTTGAGTACCATCTCTAGTCATTAAAGGGTTACCCGGACCAACTACAATAGCATCTAAAGCGGCTGGGTCGCTCAATATGGCGTTTCTATATCCTAAAGCCGTTCCAGTATTAGCTCCACTGAAAACGGCTAGAATACGGCTTCTAAACTGAGCATCGGTCTCTGACTCTGAACCGCCACCAAAAGATTGAGCATTTGTTACATTGGAGACGCCGGGAATTGAAGTGACAGTAAGAGCATATTTAGAAATGTTGCCAAAATCACCAGGTGCCGTAGCATTTACAGTAACAACAATAGCATACTGATCTGTAATTCCAACGAAATCTAGATCTGCTCTGAACTTAGAGGCGGTAGCTCTATAAGTATTTGCAAAAACTGAACTGACAGTAACACCATTGACTACGGTAAAAGTCGCACCGTTATTAGCAGTTATTAACTCACCTTTATTTATAGGAATATCGGTTTCTATAGCATTGAAAGTTAATAGAGCTGACCCTGTTGATGTTGAGCCTCTACGCCTAGTTTCGCCATAATTATTAGCTAATTTATCCAGGTCATTGCCAAAGGATAATCTTAGGGATTGAGAAGTTTTTATGCGTCCTAATTCTTGATATACCAGAGCTAATTGAGTACTTGGGCCATCGATTAGTAGATCTCTGGCTACAGTTCCAAATTTAGTATCTAGATTGGGTTGAGCCAAACGATAAAAATCAAGGGAATTTAATATAATTTCATTTTGTGATAGAACTCTTACCACTGGCACCTTCTAGTAGAATTGATATGTCTAGCTTATTCGATAATATGCGATCTAATGCCATTATTGCTAACCCAATATCGAAAACCAAATACTCAACTAAACTCCAATTGAGCCAGTATAATTGAACACCCCAGACAACCTAGAAGCCAATAACTTATCAGTATAAGCTAAAATGCTAGATACTTGAGCGTCAAATATCTCTATCGCCTCATATATATTATAAACTGCACCAGAAGAATGCCTACCCTCAACCTCTGCCGTTCTTAAATCAGGATTATTATCATATAATCTAGCAAAAGCAGCATCATCTAACATACTCAACAAAACATCAATCTCTACAGACCATAAAGCCATATATATAGAAATTATATCAACCAAACCTAATCCGCTAATTTCGCCAACTATATACTCTATAGACTGTAATGAAATGCTACCTAATTTAATAAATTCAGCCTTCTGACTATCAGCCTGGGCTAACTCCTGATCAAATAAATTCTCCGTATCCTCAAATGGCTCCAATGCAAATTCACCCAAATCAACTTCTTCTTTGCGTGATAACTCAGCCTTTTTCTGCAATACTTTTAACTCTTTAATCTTTTGTTCCAATTCCGAAACCTTGCGCTTCAATGAAACAAAATTACCCAATTCAGTCCCAAATTCAGGCCCGCTCTCATTTCCTAATGGCTTCCAATCTATATTCAATATTACATCAAATATATCCTCTACACTCTTTATTAATAAATTTATTAACAATTTGATCTGTTTTATTAACCTACTTATATTGATTAACTCTAAGTTGCTTACATTAATAGATGATGTTAGTTTATTTTCTTGCAATAGAAATTCGGCTAATGTTTTTAATTCAGCAGAAGAGAACCCTGATACATCCTCTTGGGAATCTAATGTAAAAATTATGCTTTTAAATAAATCCTCATCAGCTGGTTCTTTTAATCTTGATCTTAAAATAGTTTCTATCCCAGGCCTATATAATAATTTATTGCTATCTAATTTAGTATCATTTTTAGATTTTAGGAATGGTTCACATATTAGCCTATCAGCAGGCATTACTGTATTACCTATACTTGGATTAACAACAAATGGTCGTAATATGTGCGAGCCGCTATCGAAAAAGTTTGTAATCTCATCCCCGTTAGATTTTTTATAGCTTGAAGCAATACTCTTGCGATCTGCTATTGTAAATGTTTGAGGGTCTTGATTGTCCCATTTTCCAGTTCCAATTAAATTAAAAGGCTTAAGAAAAAATAAAACTAAAGAATAAACCGCATTATCTAACCCAGACTTTTGGAATGTTACCAATCTATTTCTAGCTGAAGATTCTCTAAATTGAGCCATTAAATTCATATCATTAGAGATTTTAGAATCTACAGCTCTATTATGAGCTACAGATGTACTACTCCTTTTTGGATTGAAACCTGAATTATAAAAGCTCAATTCCCTAGCCACAACAGGCAAACCAAGCATTCTGAAAAAAGCATGACAACGGCTCTCTTGAGCATTCGCAGGGTCTACTTGAGCCGCATTCAATGCTCTCTGTATCAAAACCCCATCCTCTAATGATTGCGGACTATTGAAAATAGTAGGCGCAGATATACTTCTAATCTTCTCAATAGGCGAAATGAACTTACCCACCAAACTGTTCAAATCTAAATTAGAAGTCTGAAAATCATCCTGCTCACTATCATTAATTTGCTCAGGTAAATCCATTACTCATCCCTAGCCGTATCTGACTCATCACGTCTATCTGCTGGCGCCACATCACCAACTGCAGATACTGCAGTTCCAACAAACCTATAATCAACGACTCTCTCAGCAATTTCAGATGGCATATTCACATTATCTTGATGTAAAACCTCACTTAAAATCTGATTATCAAATGATACTTTCAATTCACCAAATCCTGCAATAGGGCTTGTTAAATCAGCATCAAACGCCTGGTAGCCATCAAATGTAAAGCCACTAATAGTTCCTAATGTAACTGTAGCTTTTAACTTATCAGCTAATGTTGCCTGAACTGCCGGTGGAACATTAAATGATATTAACGTGCCACCAGGATCTCTTAAAGTAACCTTAACCTTAATAGCCTCATTTACAAACTGAATAGTTGGGTCTATATCAACAGTCGTCGTATATAAAGAAGCCCCAGCCGTTACCGCATTTACATAGGTATTTAAAGCCTGATCATTCAAGTCATCCAAACACATCGTAGTTGCTGCTTGAAATATCGCTAAATTTGCCGGAGAAACATCCTTCCTCAAATCCGCTAACGCACCATTTAAGCAAGCTAAAGTATTGTTAATATTAGGCAATTCACCAATTTTATCAAATACATTAGTAATATCGGAAGCAACAATGTTAGCCACTTCAGTTTCAATTGAAATTTCGGGAACGCAACCAATTGTAATAAGGGAGTACTCAACTAAAGCTGCATGATTAATCTTCAAGGTATATTCAATGTCATAGATGTTATATCCATCATCAACTGGTGAAGGCGTTGGATACCCTGATGGTGAATGTATGAATGAGTTCAGTGTTGCTTGCTGACCACTTACATTATAAGGTGACCCATCTGCCTCATATACTAAGCCGCCTTCAATTTTTAATGTACCAGTATTTGGCGGAATATAATTATTATTATAATTTAATAAACCAATATATGGTTTGTTTGTTACAATACAATTTCTAATTTCAAATTTTCTAAACCCACCAGTATCTGAGATATGGAATGCTGCGGGATTTAATTGCATTGTTAGGTCTAATATGTAAGGTGTTTTCTTTAAGTTAGCATTCGATGTAAAAGAGAACCCTTCCGGCCAATAGATGCTGCCTTCAATTTTAGTAATAATATCTGCAAAATCATATGCCCTACCAGTTTCTTCATCAACAAATTGCCAACGCTCATCTCTAACTGGTGGTAAGGTTAACGGTATGCCTAAACTTGAAGTATCATTATATATAGCATTATGATAAAGCAAATGTCCTAATGTACCACTTAAGCCATCCGGATTATTTCTTATAAATGGTGGGCAAACATCATCACTACAACAAGTATCACCAGAAGAACATAAAGTTCGTCCAGAAATTTTAGATAAAGATTCTATAATCGCAAGTATCGCTTGAAAAGCTATAAGGATTGCGAATAGTTGCTCAATTAAACATAGAATGTAAGCAATTTTCTGACTAGCAGCTAAGATAGAACTATCATCTGCTACACTAACTGACTCTGCTAATATCTTTAAGTTTTTATATAATTGATTAAGAAAATTTAATATCTGTTGAATTAAATATGCGATAAGTGCTAATAATAACAATATTAAAGCAATAATCATAGCTAGTAATGCAAGCCATGGCAATAAATTTAAGAATGCTGGAACGCATTGTTTAAACAATTTTCTTAAAGCTCTAATTAAAGCAAATGGATTGCTTATAGCGCAAATAACTTCCATAATACAAAACACCATATTTAATAATGCTTGTATAAAATTATAGAATCCTAAAAATGGTGCAAGTACGTTTAACAAACTTGCTAATGCATCTAATATACCTTTAGAGAAGTTATCAAAATTTGGAACATAGGGGCCGCCGGGAAAATAACTTAAGAACTGTTGCATAAGCGCAATTAAGTCTTCAGGGATCCCGTCTGGCAATGAAATGTCAGGGAATGGAATTTGGAGTGGTGCAAATGGTATACCAAACCCAGGAATTGGCGGCCAAGGCGGCAAAACTATGGGATTTAGCGTGTTATCATTAGGTGAACATACCATAAACTTACTCTTCTTATATAGTCATACCTGGCTGTCTATTAATTAGCCTACCAGTGCCAATATTATCTGCGTAAAGAAAAATTGACTCAGCATCAAAAGTAATGCTATTTCTTACAGATTTAAATCTCATTGCGCTTTCTGAAACGATATCAATCTCACCAGGAGAATGGATTCTTATGCCTGATTTATCAATTCTAATAATATGCATTAAGGCACCAGTTACAACTCTCATATCAAAAACACCATCTTTTAATGCATTATTCTCACCCTCAAACCGGCTATCATTAGAAATGGTAGCACCACCTATCTGCATTAATACATGACCATCCATAGTTCCAGAAAAACTAATACCATTTCTGTCCCTACCAACATTCGTTACAATACCACCAGCGCAATCTAACCATAAAGATTGTCTATCAACCGTATTAGCCCCTAGACTGACCGCTAATGACCCATCTAATGAGATTGTACCACTTCGCCCACCCGCATTAGCCTTAGAACCTGAAACCGTCACAGTATCAGTTACAACAGGGTTTATCAATGTAACATCATTAAGTTTACTATCTGTATAAAGTAAAACTGCAGGTGCTCTTCTATGTAGCTGTAATGAATTGGATATATCATGATAAGCAGTACCCAATTTAATTTGCTTACCAGTAATCCTATCTACTGGTGCCACAAAACCTTGTAAAGAATCATCACCACCAACCAAACCTATAGACTGCGCCCCAAATCCTTCTTGGAACACATCTTGCTCATCAATATTCCTAACAAATTCATTAGGATTGCCCTTATCCTGCAATGCCTTTAATGTTGAATAGTTCTCATATCTGGTCAATAAAGATATATTTCCAGTTTCACTTGACATTGGAATATTTAATTTAAACTGACCTTCTTTATCAACATCTAAAGATAATCTACTTCTTCCTCTGGCATAATCTTTAGGATCGTTTATTTCTTGAATTTCTTTTTTTCTAGCATTTAATTCAAAATGCAAAGCTACAGATTTTCTAGATTGTTCTCTTAAAGAAGTAAAGGTATCAGATTTATCATTTTCAGAATTTCTAAATGATAAAGAATCTATTTTACCATTAGGCAAAGCATATCTATTAATATCTAAAATATTTCCATAGATATCAACAACAGTTCCTTTTGTTGATTCGATTAATTGATTGGGTGCTATTAGATTTAAACTTAAAGTATCAGCCCTACTAATTCTTCTATTAAACTTAGTAGTTACTTCTGGAAGTTCGGAGCTGTCATATATAGCTGCTTCAGCTTGATCATTTGTATACCCAAAACTATTAGAAAATTCATATGTTACAGAACGTTCTTCTGAAAAAGGCGGGTTTCTATAGAAGGAATTGCCAATTTTGGTTTTAGGATCTAAACCAATAGTGGTTAAAGTTCTATCATAAAATGTAGACGTTAGAGCGGATCCTGCTACATTCCTTGTAATATTGGAATTAAGATCTCTTTTTACAGGTCCTTTTATAGATCTGTGTGCTTCTGAAAAATCAAGTTGTTGATTATAAGTATCTACAGATATAGAATTTGAAGGATCAAGTTGTAAGGAGCTATTAGCGTTTCCTAATTGGATTCCAGTATCTGGATCTAAAACTATTTTTATATCGTTTCTTACCTGGGTCAAATACCTTCCAGCTTTTAAGGAAGTCATAGTTGAACCGGAAAGTTTTGATTGGAAGTTTTTACTACTACTACTACTACTACCAAATAAATTACTACTAGGCGCGTAATTTAAAGCGCACCAGTCACCGCCTTGTCCCATAGCGACCCAAACGGTAGCGCCTACTGGTGGAAATCCGCCGCTAAACTCGCCATTAGGCCCTGCCCAGGCTGCTAATAGAGGAACGATTACCTCAACAGGATTGATAGAATCCGTTTTAGCTAAATTAATACTGACTGACATAGTTCCATTAGAATTGTACCTTCTAATAGTTCCTTGCCTAGCTAATCCGAATGTGGGGCCTAATTTGGTCATTGTTCGCTTCTCAATTTAACTGATTCTTCCGCAATCTTCTGTTGAGCCTTATTAAACTCATTTTTGGATGGATCCTGTCCCGGAGCACCTAAAGTTACACTGGTAACAACTTCCTTATAAGTAATCCATACATCAATTATATGCGTAAAAAGTACGCTCCTTATATTAACAGCCCCAAAATTAGTTTGTAACCTTTCCAATGAAATTGGATTGTTTAATATTAATCTGACAGAGTTTAATGCGGATGCTGAAGGAGACTCGTCGCCATCATCTTCCACATCTATTTTAACAATAGAAACCTTATCTGGAGGTATTTTGTTTAGCTCAGACCCATCTGTATCTGGAATTAATGTAATACTATTATCATCTAATTTTGTTGGATTTATAAGCCATTGTCTAACTATATCTGCTGATTGTTCTAATATAGTATCGAACACACCATTTTCCCCATATATTCTTAATTCGACTATAGGTTCTATACCTCTAGCAAAAACCGGATTAACTGCGCCAGAGGCTGCTATTGCTATATTTGCCAATGCTTTTTGATTCTCTCTACCTCTAGATCCTTCAAGAATTTGCTTTTGCAAATTAGTAGTGCCCTTATTGTCAAATATTATAACGCCAGCTGGATTATCCCCATTAGCATTACCAAAGCGGGTGCTTCTAAAAGATGTTGAAAAGTCTTTTGCATTATATAAGAATTTACCAACCATATCTAACATTGTAGGAATATATTCACCTGGGGAGTGTCCATATGTAAGCTTTAGTGACGTGGTAAAAATTCCCGAATAAGAAAATGCGTGTGAAACCTCTTCTACGTAAAATAACATGTCGTTACTTTCTATATATACAACATCTCCAGGTTGGTAATACTCATTACCATTTAATGTAATTGATGCTTTTAATATATTAGCTCTAGCAAGATTTAATAAGAAAACTGCCATTGGAGCGCACTGAGAATCTGGGTTGGAAAAATAAGGTGCTTCTACAGCATTCCCGGCCCTAAAACCATACATGCGCCACATATCATAATCTATTGCATAGGCACTGGTAACAAAGTTACCATTGCCACCAGGACCTCTTATAGCTAAGTTAGCAGGCGATTGTGGCAAGCCCTCACCAAACAAACCATTAACATTAACTAATGTATAATCAGGAGCATTTTCCTCAACAGAGAAGCTTATGATATTTATATCTCTAATAACATATCTAGCTCCAGACCCTGGGCCTAAGTCATTAGAAGTTTCATCCTCAATCATATGTTCTAATATTTGAGGAATTGTACCTTTAGTATTTAAAGATGGGTAAAACGCAGAACTGGCGCCCTTACCAGATTCATTAATCTGCACGCCCTCTCTAATATTTCTTATAGCATTAGTAAGACTTAGGATTAACTGCTGCCTTTCCGAAACGAAGTTAGAAATTTCATTTACAACACCTAAGGCTTTTACCTGACTAATTTTCGTATCAGTTCTTGAATTAGATATGATTTCAGAAATAGTTGGAGCAACCTGGCCCTTAGACCTGCTTAATCTTTGTCTTATATTATAAGCTACATCTGTTGCGTTTTGAGAATATGACTGCTGAAAATCCAAATGTTTAATTAACTCTTCTCTTGTTAATGGATCAAATAATACATTAGAAGTAGCCTGAGTTAATTTGCTAGATAATTGGTCTAATGGTTTAATGAAATTTTCTTCAGTTATTTCAGGTTTAGCTTGAGCAACAATACTTTGAATACTTTTGTCACCAATTTTGCCAGTGAAGCCATTAGATAAAAACTTGAAACCGCCACTAGATGTAGAAGACGCAAAGGACAATAAACTAGGCTCACCCAAAGCTGAGGCTATAGCATCATCCGGATCATATTGATTTTTAGATACCAAACCCAACGCCAAACCTCTTAATCTAATTTCATCCTCAATTATTTCCAATTGATTTATTATTCCTTTTATTTGATTAAATAATAAACTTTCTAAAAATTCTGGGAATATTTTAATTCCGGTTCTATTTTTAGCTTTGAACATATTATAAAATACGCTACTTGGAACTCTATTATAGGATGGTGGTTTTACTTGGATATGTCCTTGTGTATCAGCATATATTTCCATTCCCAAAATGCTTGCTGCACTCTCTATTTGGGTTTTAAGATTAACATATTCATTTTCAAATAGTTTTAAACTTGCACCAATAGCTCTTTCAAAAGCCATAATATCATAATTATTATCATACTGGTCATCTACAATAAATAGATTAGTATCATTATTAGCTTTTACTTTCCACAATCTTCTTTGAGTTAAGGTGTTAAGTTTTTGTCTAAATTCTAATCTAGACCGCTGCCTCGCCCCCTCTGTTGAAGCTGATCCACTACCCTCTGGCCCTAATGAAATATCATTTCCAACAATTGTAATTGATCCATTAGGTTTGGATGTTGTTAATTTTTCAGTAGCTTCATAAAATTCATATTTAGCACTTTCAATTTGCATATCTAATTCGGATATTTTACCTCTTAAAGAAATCTCTTCAATATTTAAATCCTTACCTTCTTCAGGCTCTGAACCTAATAGCTGTCCATCCTTATCTCTACCGACCGTTTGAGAATCTTTCGCAAGGTTTGATGCTACAGAAAACAGTTCATCTATTAATTTAGCTCTTTTAGTTATTAATCCAGTGAGTTTATTATCTCTAGTTACAAAATCATTTTGCCCAGAAAGAATAAAGCTTTTAGCCGCATCATTTATTATTAATTTTTTAAATGGTACAAAATCACCCCAAATTTTATTCTTTTTAGACAGGTCATTAGTTAGCCCTTCTATATAAGAAATTATCTGAGATTCATTATCTCTTTCATTTTTAAAAGCATTACCATTAGATATTGCTGCTTTTAGAAAGGAGTTATAATTATAAGGTTGACCGGTAACTAATAATGATAATACATTCATTACATCTTGACCAGCGAATGGCGAATTAGTAAGTAATTGAGGGCGCTCATTAATTATAGTATCTCTAGGTGCTGCCCCTTGAGTTTTTGTTAATGTAGCAACACCCTCTTTCCATCGATAAACCAAACCATTAGGATCATTTAAAACCTGCCTTGTCGCCCCGAAAAATAATTCTTTATCTTGAGATTTCATTAAAGCTTGAGTTAATTTGCGCCCTCGAAATCTTCCATTATTAGACTTTACAACTCCACTATTAATTAAGGCTATATTTTCACGCAACAACGGCGGAAGATCTCCAGGATCTAAACCTGTCATTGGAACCCCAGTTGACGCATCATAGCTTACATCAAATGGAGTTAGCGGGTCGTATAAACTTCCAAAATCTAAGTCTACACCAGGTTTAAAGTTAATTTGGCTTTTACTGAAATAACTGGAATTATCTTTACATGTTATTCCTAATGAATACATGCCACTTTCATATTTTTGGGATACAGGATTTTCTACTAAGCCAACAAATACACTGGTTCCTGCAGCCTGCTTAGTGAAATCGTTTTTATATAATCTCCACAGCCAGGGTGGAAAATCTGGACCGGCGATAGCCGCCATCTCCGCATATTCAGAAGACATCTGATCACCATCTAAAAATGATTCTATCTTGCCAAAATTACTTATGTTATTTATTAAAGAATCTATTTTTTTGGTAACAGAAGGCGCTGCAGTTTGGGATGCAAATCCTTGGATTAGTTTAGTATCTATATTAGATTTAGAAGATATGAATACATTAACAACATCCATTGGTTGAATGATTGCCTTTCCTTTAAAATGTAAGTACATTTTTCTTCTTACATAATTAGTCGCTTCATTAAATCCTTTTATCTCAGAACTTGAGGCAGCTTTATATCCTAAATATAAAAATATATTTTTAATTAAACTTTTAAATAAATCGGCCTCATCATCTGTAAAATTGTTCGGGTTCTGATTTTCATCATATTCCACATTTGTTGGGATATTTCCAGTAGTATCTAAAGCACCTTTATCAATTTTAACGTCAGATCCTAACCCACCAAGCCCAGCTTCATAGGTAAAGAGAACTTCCCGACCTTCTGATGAGAAATAAGCCCGTACCTTTTTTGAAATTAAGGATTCAGGATTTATTGTGAATTTAATACTACAAGCGCCTCGCGCGGCTCTAACAGCATTCAACTCAGCTTTCTGATTAGTTATTAGATTTTCTGTTTCAATTTCTACAAATCTACCAAATCCACTATTCTTGAAAAAGTTAGAAGCATCAGTAATTGCAGCCTCAATATCTGGCTCTCTAACAATAAATAATTTATAAGGATCCTCAATCGAAAAAGAGCAGCTACCATTGCCAAATTTTACAGAATTATTTACAGTTATTGAATTGACCATGGTCAATTCAATAACCCCAGTTCCCTCACCAAGGTCACTTGTAAAAAGAGTATCTTTATTACCAACCCAAGTAGTTACATCGCTAGTTTCTGAATATGCAAATACATCTCTCAATGTAGCCATTGTAGATCGAGTATCAGCATTAAATATATTAAGGCCAGCGTTACTTATTTCATTTACACCACTTAAAATAGTAGGTAATAAATTAGAATTTATTACGCCAGTTTCTTGAGCCAATTTTTCAATTTTAGATAATCTTTCATATATAGAAATTAATCTGCATTTATTTTGAAATAATCTTTTGGAAGCTCTATAAAATAGTTTTTCATTTTCATCAGCCATGTCTAATCTGAAATTATCTATTAAAGAAGAAAACATTCTTTTCTTTATTAATATTGTCATATCAGGACTTTGCCATATAACCTCTTTTAGCTGAGGCCTTATATTGCTGACATATCCGCTCTGCAAATAGGATCTTGAAGCTGCTTGGTCAATTTTTTTAGCAAAGTCACCTAATAGGCCAAAGTTTTGAAGCCGGCCATCATCTGTAGTATTTAAGGAATTTGTTGTGTTTTCACCAAATCCATATTGTTCATTTATAATTTTACCAAGCCCTTGCAAAAAACTCATAAATATACCTTTAGAAAATAGATTTTATAGAATCGCCACCAAATAAACTAGCAGTTGTACTTAATAATTCACCTAGACTCTTGCCACCTTCATCTTTTTGAGCAGGAACCGGCGCATTTCTACTAGCAACCAATCCAGAATAACTGTATGGAACACCAAAATTAGGATCTGAATTAGATTGTCCATCTATCGCTGAACGATGCCAGCCTAAGAAGTTGGTTCTTAACCCGCGCTTTTGCGTGACTTTAAATGTCATTGAATAATCAAATAACCCTAATTTCTGAGAACTTTCATCAACTGTGAAATCAGTAAAATAACCTCTAAATGCCCAACCAGACCAATACATCTCTACAGAAAATGCTAAATCTGCTAATGTTGGTTGAGACCTTGTGGCAGTTGTATTACCCGTCTCTATAGCTGTCGCTACCACATCCTTAAAACTTGAACCAACGTTTGTAAAAAAAGTTTCAGTATCATCCCCAGCAAAATCACCAAAAAATGAAAACTGATCGTTTGCAGCCTCCGCATCTCTCTCTTGAGCCAAAGCTAGTGCATAAGGATCAAAAGCAAGCTGCTCAGACCTATATATATCCTCTAAAACATTAATTCCTTCAACCCCTGAACTTCCAGTAGTCCCAGCAATTGCAAGTGTACTTAATTCTTCACCCCAATACTGCAATAAATAACCACCTTTAGTTCTAGTTTCTTTTATGTCTTTCTTATATGTTTGCTTAATACTTTGTGGATTTATATACATTTCTATAATTCCAACTTCAGGAATAAACCATTTTACAATATTCCTAGTAAATACAGCAGTTCTCGAATTAGGAATATTCTTAAACCTTGTACCATTACCACTAGAACCAGGTTGCGGCGAAAGATCATTAAAACCAGGAACACCACGCTCAATAGGGTCTAGTAAACCAGCAGTCGTATCAATTGTCTGACCTGTAAATTCATATACGTCCTTTGCTTCTTGAGGTATTTTCATGAGGCTCCTGTTTGTGCAGAGGAATACAATTCATTCAATTTTGCAGTAACTACTTCTGAGGCAATAGTTTTGATACCATCTTTAATATCTACTAATATATGTATATTTCCATTCATAAGCTGTTTCCTATCAACATCTACACCCTCTGCCTTCTTAGTCTCAGCTTTAGCTTCAACAGGCCTTAAAACAGATGCGGGGTTTGCTAATGGAGCAGTTGGATGCAAAGCATCCCTCTCTGCTTTTTGTTTGGCTAAATCGACCTTCTTTTCGTTTGCATCCTCTTGAACCCTTGCAACTAAACTTTTAGCGCCATCCATTCCCATTTTCAAAGCATCACCAAGAGATTTTGCGCCACTAGAAGTTAGCTCATCTAATGTTCTACGCTGCCCTCCACTAACTACGCCAGCTCCAGATGCAGCAGCTTCTTGTGAGCTTTTTCTAGTAAATTCCGCAAGGATTCCAGACATTGAGGATCCTTCCTTAGCGCCAATATATTTTTGTAACAATTCTCTATTATTTAATGCTTGTATCTGTACTAATCTTTCCATTTCATTTTGAATAACTGTCAATACATTAAGTTGACTTTTTTGAATATTATTTCCTAGTTCAACAGAAGTCCGCAAAGCCTCTTCTGGTGTTTTAACAGATGGCCCCACATCAAATTGCTCGCCTTTCTGCATTGCTTCAAGAATTCTATATGCCTCTTGATTATCCTTAGCTACTCCAGCAACTTGCTTTAAAAACTCAACTTGTCTTAATAATTCTGCAGCCTGACTTGGATTTTTATTAGCATCTTCTAATGTTACAACTTTTCCAAATTGCTTTTGCATGGACTCAGTGACCATCTCAGAGACTTTATCCAATTGGCCCTGCTTGATAAGCAAATCTATCTCAAATCCACCAGCAAGCCCACCAGGGCCACCAGTAGCCCCTGATACAAATGCCTTCGTGCCTTCACTCATTTTCGCAATGCCATCAACCATAGATGTAGCTAATTCCTTAATAGCCTCTGGCGCTAACCCACTGCCTTTTAATGAGGTTGCCATTTTGTCAAGAATATTAATAGCACCATCGGCATTGATACCTAGCATCCTGAATTTTTTAGCAGATTCATCTGTATATGATTGAACCATATCCATTGGAATTTTAAGATCTTGAGATGCACTTGCCATTCTAGCAATCATCCCTACTGAACCCTCAATTTCCAAACCCAACTCTCTATATGCATTTTGAGTTCGTCTAAGCATATCTACTTGTGATATTCCAGAAGCAGCTGCGACTTTAAGCGATGTTTCAGCTGCGTTTTTAGCCGTACCATCAACTTCAATAATGTCAGTTAAAGCGCCAGGTATTAGATTTAGTTGAGCCATATACTCAGAAACTGATTCGATAGAGTTCCCTGTAGCTTGAGCAACTTGGTAACTAGCATTAGCAAAACTAGCAGTTTGAATTGACATATTAGCCAAATCATTTCCAGTTTCACCTAAAAAAGCATTTAGATTGCCAGATGCAGCTGCCGTTCCTAATAAGGATAATTCTAAGCTCCTAACTTTATCCGAACTTCTACCAACTGTTTCTAAAAATTTTAAGAAGTCTTCCGGAACATAAAAGGATTCTAATATTGGAGAAATGGTTTTAAAACTAGACGCTATATCCTCACCAGCGCCAGCGGCTTGCACTCCAAATTTCCCAAATACATCTGTAGCATTTGGCAATACACCAAACATTGGCTCAAATAATAAACCAGTCTTTAAAGCAAAAGCACCTAAGTCATTCGTGCCACCAGATGCAGTTTTAATAAATTTAGCTAGTGCATTCTCACTATTATTAAAATATTTAACAATATCACCTGAAGAAAAAGAATCTGCAAGGGCCTTAGCCTTACCAATACCGCCTTTTACATAATCACCAAAATTCGCCGCAGCTGCTGCTGCATCCCCAAAATGACGAGCAAGAGCAGTAGTGCTAGGAACCATATCTAATAAGGCTTTTTTAGCCTCTTCAGTAGCACCAACTATTGCATTTATACCTGCTTTTACGTCATCTAGCGGATCTGCCATTTACTTCCCTTTTCTAAGACTCTTTTTCAGTTGCTTTCTAGTAAGCTTATTAACTCTTGAAATTTCTTCCATCGTCTCATTAATGGCTTCTTCATCGGAAACAAATTGTGGGTTAAGTTTGCTGTGCATATCTCTTGCAGCCTCTGGGTTTGAAAATGACCCTATTAAAATTCCTAATGCTCGATCCTTATCTAGGTTTTGTTCAAGTTCATTACTCCATGATTCATAAAGCCATAACTTAACAAAAGGATCCATGTCTTCAAAATAAGGATCATTTGGCAACCTTCTATAAGTTTTGCTTAGAAAAAATAGGAACTGATGTTCAGGCTCCTTCACCACTTTTTTTCATCTCTTTGGAGACCTCCTTCGCGTCGGACTCATCTTTTATGCCAAAATTTGCATTGTTCCTATCTGACATCTCTTTATATTTATTATATAGTATTTGTAATAAAGTCTCATCAAATTCATTTAAATAATCCATTTTCTTTTCAAATCTAAGGTCTAAATTAGATATTGTATTTAATCCAAGTACTAAATCTACATCTACATCATCAATCTTAAAAATTGACAAGGCTAGAGTTAATGTTCTAACATTTAGCAATCCTTCAAATGATGCAGACTTTTGAGCCAATGTTGAAGCTTCAAAAATAGTTTTCATCTCTCTACCTTTTAAGGTTCTGAGATGAAATTTAACACCGCTGATTTCGGCAATACTTTCGGCTCTACCGATACCAACCAACATTTCTATTCTAGTTTTAGCTGTTGAGATCTGCTCTCTAGCTGATTCACTCTGAAGTCTTTGCATCTCTTGACGATGCTTTATAGCCTCTTCTGCAGTTATTTTCCTAGCAGGAGGCTCTTGATGATAGCCGGATTCATCTGGAACTTCAAACATTCTAGTTTCAGTGCTTTCAAAACTCATCTTTCCTAATTTACTTTCCATTTCTGACATAACTTACCCTTTTTGTAAAAAAAAAACCTTACTATTTATATATATCCAACAAAAAAAGCCTCATGCAACAACACCAGGCTTTTAGTAAAAGTTTAACTTTTGTTCAGAAGTTTGAGCCTTCAATTGCCAATAGCAAACCAGCAGCATCCAAAGCACCACGACGACCACCACGATCTGTCTGTAATTCAAACTGGTTTTGGTCACTAATTGGTAGGTTTCTGCCACCAACTGCACCTGGAACAGCGTTATTGTTCGCTCCTAAAGTTGAGAAAATAGTCTCCGCCACCCAATCCGCGTTCTCCATAATTACAAAATCAAGCTTGTAATCATAATTTAAGTTACTAAACCAAACGTTTTTAATAGTTGTAATTATTGTTGAAGACGGATCATTGCCTGCAAATGTATCTTTAATTACAATATCAAAAGGTATACGCTGTGAGGCTAGATGAATAAATGGACGACTAAAAGCAGCCATTAAGCGAAGGTTGTCAAATCTTACACGTTGGCAAGATCCAGAAATATTCGTTGATTTACTAGGAACGCTGTCAATATGACCGTCAGTACCAACCTCATCAATTGTCTGAATGTCCCTGCTTTCTTTAATTGATAAACTTTGTATAGCACCAACAGAGTTACCATCAACTTCAATGATAATATTTGTACTGACAGCCGTGCCAGTTCTATTTTTACCACCCGTCGCTTCTACAATAGATCCAGTATTAGGTGCAACCATATTAAAACTCCTAAATATATATCAAATTAATACTTATTAATTTAATAATCCAACATTAACCTTAACATAAATCCAGTTTACTGGATATACTGGTTGTACCGATACCGTAATGTTCCATTGACGTGGTTCAACCTCATCTCTAACTACCGTCAAATCTTTAAAGTCAGTAATCAACCTTCTGCTTAAAAACGATTGCATAACCGCCGTAGCTCTAGCAAACAATGTCTGCTGAAATGTTGGCGTCTCCGCCCTTCCAATAAACCCAGCAAATGCAACCCTTAAATCCTTAGCAATTCTATCTCGAATAAAGATAATGCTAATCTCTTCCTCTTCAGGGGCACCACTTGTAGTAGTTGTCTTACCCCAAATAACTCTGCCACCACCCTGAATAGGTTGTACTAATGTAATCCCAGCTGACGAAATATTATCAACAACTAATGGCGGATAAAGCTTCGTGCTTAAAATCGTGAAACCAGCCAGCCCCTTATTAGTCAAAGGCTCGTTAATATTAGGATTAGCAGACAAATAACCAGCCGCCGCAGCTGCCATCAAATAGCCAGAAACAGCTAGCCTATCAGCGCCAACTTGAACTATAACCTCATCAGGGTAGAAGTATACAACTCTAAAACTATCACCAAATGAATCCTGAACATCATAGTTTCCCAGATCCTCAGTATCACCAGATAGAATCTCACTAACATCATCACCCTGAATGCCCTCTAGAATCCCTATATCCTCTACAGCTGCCAAAGTAGTGCCTAACACATTAGATGGCGTTAGGCCCCTAATAGCACCTATTAAAAGGATTCTCTCATGTCTATTACGGATATTGCTCATCGTCTCAACATGAACCTTACCATTAGCAAAAATGGCACTGATTGTCTGAGTAGGTAGCGGAACTACCATATCAATATCAATCTTCTCAGCAGCCTCATAAGCATTAATCCAACCAGCATCAAAAAACGTCGCATCCTTCTCATCAACAATAGTCGCTCTCAATGTCGCGCCTAATGATAATGCTAAGTCATCTGTGAATAACACACGAGAACTTTGAGCTGTTGAATCCAAAACCTCGAATTCTAGATTCGATTCATCAACAAAACCACCAGGATTTGATATAGTTAAAAAGCCATTATTTATAGATACAATAGTGAAAATACCATTATTCACCGCATTTAATGCATTAAAAATTCTTATGCTTCTTGTAGGCGCTAAATCTGATAAATCAAAGGCTACAGTATTAGAAGTTAGTACCGCTGTAGTTGGACCAGTAGAGATTACATCGCCATCTTCACCAGATTTCTGAACCGAATCCTCTAAAATAACCGTATACGAATAAGTATATCCAACACCAAATATAAACGAATCTGGGTTTGAAGTAATACCTGGATCATAGAATGAAACCTTATTTGGTAATATTTGAGTTTCAATTTCAGTTACAGGATTTGTTACAAAGAAATTAATATTAGAATCAAAATCAGGGACTGTAAGCAAAGGCAATGCCCACTGCAAATCATCAGAGTCACTATCTCCTGTAGCAGATGTTTCTAATATATAAGAAAGTCTGCGGGGGATAGATGGCGCCGTCTGTAATGCAAAAAAGCCAGGTGTTGAGTTAGCAAACTCTAATTGCGCACCCAAGGCTAAATAATTAGTGGCAGAAGGGCTTCCATGAAAAAATGTAAATTGATTAGGATCTGTAAATTGTCTTGGGTTATTTATATCAATTTCAGCAATATATCTAATAGATAGGGAGTCTCCGGATAGTAAAACCCCGCTTTTGACTGAGATTACAAAGGTATCGCCTTCTCTAAAAGCCACACCACCTTCACTAATAGCAAAGGTTAAAATGCTATTTGAGGTAGTTACACCATCAGATGTCCAAACGATATTATTACCATAACCATCTAAAATAACGCCACTAACGGAGCCTCTTGCAAAGAATCTGGCATAACCATCAATTGGAACGCCATATCCGTCTCTACGAACACTTGAGCAACGAATAGTCCAGGTTTCTGTTGGCGCATTAACATCAACTAATGATAAATTAGTAATGGTTCCATTACCTACATTTGAGCCACCAGCGAGAAAAAACTCTCCACCTTTATCAACCAGTTGAGCCTGTTGAAGTTCTATATTGCCATTACTAGGATCTAATCTAGCATCAAATCTATTATCAAAAGGACTTGAATTAATTGGCGATTCTAATAATGTTAGAGGGATTCCATTTTTAAATAGTTCAGAACGATTTTCAATAAGCGCACCAACAGAGATTTGCCCATTATTACCAACCTTAAAATGCCTACCATCAGAGCCATTGGTTGAGGTGTATAAAGGGTTTAGACCATCATTACCATTACCAAGAGCACTAAGAACTAGGCGCTCTTGTCTAGAACCTTCGCCCATTAATACTGATTGTCTAATCCCTGAAGGAATTGAAGCCCCTTTGGTTAAAGTTTCTACGCTTACAAAAGCTCCGGGGCTTACATTTCCTGCGCCTGGTATATTAGCTGCCATTACAAAGTCCTCTTATGCTTATAAAGATGTTATGCTATTTCCAAAATCAAAGGTAATAAGCACTCTCCTTATATATTAAAATAGTATACTAAAAATTATTTTTTTACTAGATATTCTCAATTTGGTCTGCTAATTCAATGTAAGTACTTATTTGCAAATTAGGCGCAATAGTACTTGGTGGTGGTTCTAATCTTCCAAATTCAACACAGAAATTGATAGCATCAACAAGATTATTAACTGGAATTTCCCTTCTCCACTCAGTTCTAATCTCTAATGTTATAATTTGTCTCATCATTTTTTCATTAGCGTAATCCCCCTCGGAAGGTGACGCTATAGTTGCCCCTTTAACAAAAACCCCGGCCATTCTTAATTCTTCAAAGTAAATTTCCTGTCCAAATAAAGATACAAGCTCAACCAAATCATCCCTACTTCTAACGCTATTACCAGTAACTACTTCTATATTAACAGAGCCTTCCCATGCCCCTGCTTTAACAAATGCCGATGGAGTTGTGAATAATTCCTGATTGCCATACCCATCAATTACTTTGATAACATCATATTTAATAGTTTCTAATTCTCTATTGAATGATATTGGGGTAGATCTCATTCCACCGGATGAAACTAACAAGGCAGGTTTAAACTGCTTATCATATCTAAACTTTTCACCTATAAAAATCCTAGTTGTAACATCATCTTCAAAACCTGATCCAAGAGATAGATTTGTATGATCGGGGGTTTTTGGAAAACCCCATTGATCAGCAACATAATGATAATATGTATCTTCACTGAAGAAATCCCTTAGTAAGCCAATGATAATTTCTTTAGGAGAAAATACTTGGGTATTTTGAACAATATTATGAATTCCCCAAAGATCTGTAATATTTAATGAGCCAGTTCCATCAGGTGTGCTCATATTACCACCTATATGTAACAGTTAAGAAATTCAAAATGCTAGAAAATGGAACCCCAGATGTGCCCTGCATTGTAAATATTAAATATATATAATTTGACTGAATAGATTTAAATATTTCAGTAGGGAGTGGCTCTACAAATATTGTTTCAATACCTATGCCTGAAAAATTTAAAGGCGCATTTTTAGCAGCTGATGTAGCAACCTGAATACCTAGAGTCATTTTATTTGTAATACCTCCTACACCATCAGCCTTGAGTGAAGATGCCTCAGCATCAACTCTTATTAATCTAGTATTATGCGGTATAATATCAGCTATAGATGTAATCCAACTTCCTTGAATACCATAAGCCCCCTCATTCCAAACAAAATTAACATATCCTGACGCCCCGGCTGGCACAAGAGGCGTTGAAATGTCAGAATTCAAAGCGGCTCCGCCTTTAATATTAAACATCTGAGGGCTACTCAAAATACCCAAAGAGAAATTTCCATGATTTTGAATATGTACAATATCAGTTACCGTCTGATTCTTATTTCTCTCAGCCTCTGTATTCGTGCCAATTCCAGAAATGGTAGTGGTGATAAGCCCATCAATAGTAAAATCATCAAATTCATTGTCAATTATTGTACAGACTGGATTAGACCCGATTGCCACATACGCAAGTACACTGCGCGAATCTCTTCTGATATCATTCCCAGTAACAAAAAATTCAGCATTGGAACCAAATATATTAATACCAGCTCCAACAAACCCCTTAATAGTATTATCCTTAATATTAGCTGAAACATTTGAAAATATTCCGACATTGTAATATAAATCAAATCCATAATAATTTGAAGATGATATGATATTATTAATAATATTTACACACTTACCAACTTGTGTTAAACTAGTCTGATAACCTATAGCTATTGCGTTGTTAATTACAGCCAAACTAACAAGAGTACTGTTAAAAGCATGAAGATTATTATTACATATTGTCAATGACGCCGCGTCTGGCGTATCATTTATACAAGTTGTATTTATAAAATTAAGATTGTTATTTGAAATTTTAACATGCCCAGTAGCAGCATTCGTATATCCATATAAAGAATGATTTATACCTTTATGATCGGAAAAATAAACTACATTACATGAATTTCCATCAATTAACAACCCGGTAGGCTTTTTAAATCCATAAGTAATTAAGGCTCCGTCATATTCAACATTATTATTAACAGCACTGCCAGATGAATACCCAATAACTCCACATTGATTTCCAGTTATATTACAGTTAACTGCATAAATCATATTAGTTATAACCCCAGTAATACTTTCTGAAACTATATAAATTCCTTGATTTAAATTAGAGTAGTTATTTTCAATATATACATTCGCAGCTACTGGCACACCCACTCCGCCAGTAGATAATCCAATTATTGAAATATTAGTCTGATTAGCAACAGGCGTTAACCTATCATCTATAAATTTACAACTATTAACATAAAAGCCATCTAATAAACCATCTTGTTCAAGTTCAATATTTATAAATGGAAATCTCTCACCACCGTTTTCAAATGCTATAAACTCACAGTTTTTAATCTTAACATTTGTTAAGCTATCAGTAGTTGCTACCAATGAGTAAATAGTGCCACCACCCTGGTTTAATCTTTGACCAGCTGTAAATATATTCCCAGTACCATAGACAGAAGTAATAATAGTATCCTCTATCAAAACATTACTGGCTATGTTGATACACTTATTAGCACCTCTAAAAGCCATATTACAATTATAAATATTTAAATTTAACGCATTAGAAGAATCTAAATAAGAATCTAATTTAAAGTCAAAATTCAAATTTTGAAATCTAATTGATGAATTTAATATAATAAAATTGGCCAGATCTTTAAATACTAATGTTCCAGTTCCGTCACCATCAAATATGACCTTACCAGACAAGTTGTTTAATATTAAATCTGTAGAAAAATTAACAACGCCCTTTACTTTAACTAAACTATTAACACCTTCATAATATGTTAGCCATGTTAATAATTGCTCAGATGTATTAAAATTCCCTTTTAGTCTACTATCTGAATCTATTAATGTAAATGGTAAATTTATATCATATGTGTCTATAAACCGGCGAGCATCCGCAACCTTATTAATAGTGATTGAAGCTATTGTAACAGTTACTACGGCTAATAATGTTAAATCTTTCCTAGTAGTAATTAATTCTGCAAATGTAACCGATGGCAAATAATAGTTGGTTGGCCCCGGCATTCCGAAAAATTGAGTTTTTAAAGGTGTTATGATTATTGTTTCATACGCACCATCTTCATTGATGCAAACTGCCCAATCAATCACATCAGGCAAGCCTGCGCCCTCTTCCGATACCTGAGGAATCTCTACAGCACCATTATTAACAGTAACTACTCTGCCATTAACTAATGCTACACCACCATCAAAGAACATCCTACCAGGATTCAAAGGATCAGTTCCTGAGAAACTTAAACCTCTAAAAATACCATTAGAGTGAAGATGCCTATCACCAGCTTCAATATATCTTTTAGCAGAATTTGATAAATTCTTTTCATTAACATTGCCAAATTCTCTACGATCTTTAACGCACTGAATTATATTGGAATCAACTTCACAGCTGGCAACAAAAAATAATTCTTCATCTAATCTTAAGCCATCAAATATTTCAATATCAACATATTTAGGATCTGATGTTGGTAATATATTAGTTCCGGTCGATACAGCACTTTCAGAGAATTGTAATTCAATAAAATCTACATTTGTATTATCATAAAAGCGGGCCGGTATATTCTTTCTAGCTCTAGTTATAACGCCCATGTTGGTTATATTGGGCGATCCAACAGTTCTTTGACCAATATACCCATCATATTCGCCAGATGAAGTGTCATAATTTAATACATAAAATCTAACATATCTTTTGAAATCAGTAGCGCTAGGGTCTATAAAACCCTTAAGCTTTGGGCTAACTTCCTTAATTGTCCAACTATCTCTTGTTTCTAAAAAGTCTCCAGATCCTTCCTGATGAGGCATTCTAGCTCTTTCATGAGCGTGTGTTTTGCCCTCATCATTAACAAATATCTCATGAAATCTATTAAATGTATCAGCTGATGGAACTGCATCAATTATATTAACTTTATTAAACCCAACAGAATCATCACTAAAATATAACCTAACACCATAAGTCGGAAATGTTGAAAAGCCTAATGGTGTTGCAAAGTTATGCAATCCGTTTACAACTGTTATAACAGTGCTTGCAGCCCCAGAACTACAATCAAATGGGAATACAACCTCTTTGATTATAAAACGACCATAATCAACATCTCTATAAGTAGGGTCTGTAAAACTAACCTCTGGCTGAATAACAATGGTTTTGCCAGGTGCTAATCCAGCCGCTTCTAAACACATCGGTATTGTGTACGTAACTTCTACTGTAGATACTCCGACAACAACCCTATTAGTAATATCGCCTTCCCAATACCCATCTTTATTAGCTAAATAAGTATCTACAAATTTATCAAGCTTAGCACCATTAACTATATAATTACGTCGTTTTAATGGAACTATTACATTAGTAGCTAAATTAGAAGCTCCAGCAACACTTGAGAATGTACCACTAACGAATTGAGCACTTGCAACATTTGCTTTAGTTCTACCAAGCCCCAAAGCATCTTTACCATCAAAAGCGTCGCCAATTACATTTTGACTAAATGTACCACCACTTAATACAGCTCCCGACGCCAAACCACTTATAATAGAAAATGATGCATTGGATATCGAGTCAGCTAACATAATGCCAAACTCACCATCATGTTCGTATGCTATAAACCTATGATTATATCCAGCTTTCCTTAAAGCATCATTTGTTGAAGCTACAATAGATTCTAAAGTGTACTTGCCAGGAGTTATGCCTGCATTTCCAGTTACATCAATTGGTTGTAGATTAATTACATACTCTAAGGGATCCCCAGATGGGTATAATTGCAGGTATAACTTGTAATGATTTGCATCTAGTTGTCCAGGCTCAAATCCTAAACCTAAAGCATTAGCACCTCTTGGGCTGCCTAATATTACGCTTCCTAAAATATTAGGATAAATATTATTATTTGCTGCAGCTGGCGCTAATACACCAGCTGTGTTAATATCATAAAAAGGCCTATCAATTCTAGCATAACCATCATAGCCATCTGTATTATAAAGGTTTACGCTATTTAGCCGAACAACCCATTCAGTACCTGGTAAATGTCTTTTAGAATCAATAATATGGCGAGCAGATATTCCATTACCATAATTTATAGTTAATAAATCACCAGGCTTAACTTTGGAGAAATAGGCATCAAATACAAAATCAGTATTATCAGGTTTGAATACTATAAGATCGTCGCCATCAGCATTATCGTCTACTGGAACAGTGCCTGGTGGCGCTACTAAGAATGCCTGAGCTGCTGTCTCAGGCACAACATTTCGGCTATAACCATCATTATCTATACTGACAGACCTTGCCGCTTGCGGAACCCCATTAGAATGCATATTTGCACGATGAGTGCCTATAAGTAAGGTATCTGAATCATCAATTGCATCTAATGCCTTCTGAACCGTATCTGCATCTAAAGGTAGTTCTTGAAATTTGCTAGTATCTACAGTTATAGCAGTAGCGGGATGGGCATTAGCTGTTGCATTTTCATGAACATTTAATTCATTATTTATTTCTAGTAAAGCTGTAGCAACTTCTGTAGCGCCTCTTAGGATACCGTCTTTGTCTAATAGCCCTGTCCATGTATACGTTGGTGCTCTGGGATCTGATGGATCGTTAGGTACGGTATTTAATTCAATTTGACTAGCTACATGGCGAGCAAGTGTGGTGCCATCGACTAAAGCTGTACCGCCATTGATATGTATTAACAAGTTGGCAGCTGTAGCGCTTGATAGCGTAACTAAAGCGCTAATTATAGCTGCGTTACCTAATATTAGCGTATGTAAGTCATTAGTAGTATGATTTAGATTTAATTTTATTTCATCTATAGCTGCATTGGTTGCAACTTGAACATTGGTTATTGGTAATGTTACTAGGCCAATAGCGGTTAGGGCAGAGGCTTTGATGGTGCCATTATTATTTATAGATACTGCAAGACGATCTTTTAGAGATGTTAGAGACCCGTGAGGATTGGTGCCCAAGGTTTTTTCAATAGCAAAAACAGCAGAGCGCAGCTGGTTTATAGCTGCTTCGCCAATTTCTGTGATGTTATCATCAACTCTGGTTAGGGTTGAATCATCATCTATATTGCTAGGATAAGTTGTCATTTAACTACCTTTAAGCTAGTAAGTCTTCGTCTTCATTGTCAGTTATTACTTTAGTTTCATCTACATCTCTAATTTTCTTATTGAATAATTCTTTAAACATTTTGTATATATGAGCACTAGCAAGACCCAAAACCGCTCCAAAAATCATTTTAGAGGATGTTGTTGCGAATATTTCTGGAAAAGGGTAGGATGTAATTACTGCTAGTATACCGCCAGTACCAATTGGACCTAATGGTAAGAAGAAAGAACGCCAATATGCATTATTTTTGGCATTTTTCCAAATTCGTTCAACGAGTTTCCTTTGGAACCAGACCAGTATCCAAACAAATACGCAAAAGACAAAATTTGACAATGTAAATAGTTCTAAAAATATCTGGTCCATAATAAATCCTTGTGAGCTATATAAATATTAATTTATGCAGCTAAATTGATAGGTTCGTTTACCATCTATAATCAACAAGAACAAAAAAATTAACATCTGAATCTGAGCTGCTTTCGGCATTTAATGTCACAACTATAGACGGAAACATTAATTCTTTGCCAGTTTTAAATTCTATTTGCGGATTAATTGGAGTAACTGTTGCAATACCAGATAGAACTGTTGTAAGATCTACAGAGTCCTTATATGTGCCAGCAAGGTTGGCCGCGCTGAACATTTCAAGATTAAAATCGCCCCGAAGACTAAAAAGGGTACTGCTTGTAACAGTTGAAACAGCCTTAATTACAGATACATTTGATGGTAAGGCTTCATCTAAAGAGATTTCCCAGACATAAAACACCTGATTCGCAGACTTATATATAAATTTGGTAGAACCAAGAGGTGGTGAGTGATAAATATCACTAAAATATATATAGCATCCAGCAATGTTAAGTAATGAGAAGTCTCCAATATTTACCAAACCCCCAGGCCCACCTAGACCAAACTGCCCCCTATTACCTTTCAAAAATATACTCTTAGTCTGATTCTTATTTCTTTCAATATTCCAAATACCAGTATCATCTTGAAAAAACAGCCTGTCTATAACACTGTTCGTTTCCACATGATCAAAGGTATTATCCACAAATACCCCAGAGCTTCCAGCGAAGGTCCCCTTAACTACAGCTACCGCAATCCCAAAACCAGCATTTTGGCCGCTAAAAGCATTCCCAGACACATTACTTATACTGTTTGGACTACTAGCATCTATAAGCAAATAACTATTGTAGTTATTAACGCTGCCACCTGCAAAGCCCGCATAAGATATTATGTTATTATGCACGCTTATATTAGAGCCTCTTAATAAACAAACAAATATTCCATGCGCTATGTTGCCATCATTTTGAAATCCGAACAATCCAATTGGGCAATTGCTTATATTAATACTATTCCCAACATCAACAAATGCAGCCGAACCAATTGAAAATGGCGCAATAACAGTGTCGCCAACAGTTCCAAAAATTGTAGTATTATCTAAAATAGTTTCCCAGCCAGGCGCCATAACCATTAACAACCCCAATGTATTAAAATTAACACCAGTATTATTAATATGTTCTAAAGGAGTATTTCCAGTCGAGCTAAATGGTACATTATTATATAAAGAACAGCCAGATATAATAATTTTTGGAAACGGCGTTGATACCACCATCTGTTTTAAATCTAAATCTACACATGTTATACTCTTAGTACTATTTTTAGGGCCAAAAAAATTGCTGTCTTTTAAGGTTATTTTGCTATTTTGTCCAGAACTAGTTCCTGAAACCTGTAATGGCAGCATTCCTTCTATATGAGAGCTGCTAATAATTAAATTTTTAGCTGGTTCTATAAATAAGGTTGGCAATTGATAAGCTGTGCCGCCATTATCATATGTTGAACTTTGGCCAACAATTGTTGAATTTAATATTTTTACATCTTTCCCAGTAATATTAATAAATTTATCAAAATCCCCATCATTTAAAATAGGACCAGTAATAACATCAGTTGACACGAATGTACTACCAACTGGCCCCGCTAAAACCATTGTATCTTCAATAAATATATTAGCTGCTACATTTTTAATAAATATGTAGTTACTAGCACCTAATGGAGATAGATCCGAAATTCTTTTAGCAACAAGACCGTCATTTGCCATTAACATCTGACAATTTCTAATAACAATCTCTTGCGCTATTGCTGTGAATGGTGTGGCCGATCCAATACCAACTGTATAACCATTACCGCTAAAGAAACAATTTTCTAACAAAACTAAGTTCGCACCATTTGTATAAAAACTAACATTATCTGTAAAAGTTCCATCTTGATAGAAATTGCAAGAATTAATTATTTGACTTATTTTAAAAGGATCGGCAGAAGTTGTGTCCTGGAAATATAGTCCGCAATTTTCAAATGAACAATTTTTTACAACTTGCGTTCTGCTAATAGTAGTATCACCAGCAACAATCGTAACGCTCTGAAATGGCGAGGCTAATGGTGTTGAAAAAGTGATGTCAGAAGTGTAATGTCCTATCCCTTGAGTGGGGTTGCCTGCTTGATCTAAAGCGCCAGAGGCTGACATTAATGTTATATAAGGCTTTTCACCAGCTTTAGCATTGCCTATCAAATTAACTTTGGAATTCAAATCTCCCAAAGTCATATCATATTTACCACAATTAACTATAACATTGGCATTGGCAATTCCAAATCCAGACCCTATAGCGCTTCTTTGAATAGCTATATCCAAAGCATTTGGCCCTACTAAGTCACCAACAGAATTAACCCCATCTCCAACCGTATAGAAAAAATCATTATTTAGATTTAAGCCCCAGTTATTACCTATATTTACACATTCAAATGTTTGTGTAGTATTATCATTTGTAAAGAAATTAGAAACTTCAGCTTGAGAATAAGTTAGTGAACTTGACAAACTACCAGAATTATTTATTATATTCACTCTTACATTAGGATTTGTAGCCGTAGTGGGAAGTAAAGCAAAACATCTGTCCTGAAATCCTCCCAACCCATAATGCTCATTCCCTTCAAAATGGGCATTGCATAATACAAATGAAACAAAACAAGTATCTTGAACATTGCCAGAAGTGGGGTTTCCTAACAAATATGCCCTGGATTTCTCAACCCTTAAACTATTTAAACTGCCTTCTGCGGGTGTAAACTCAACTGCACTCTTTAAACCATCAAAAAAACATCTCTCTATATGTAGTGTAGTAGGCTTTCCTGGGGATGCCCCTGTATAGCCCACAGCTCGATGTGTACAGGTTGTTGGTGGTTGACCCGCATCCAAGTAACCTAAAAATGTAACGCGTTCTATTGATAGATTAGAGCCCACCTCAGCCCTAATCATAGGAACAGTCGTCATTGTGGCACCCGACGACACATACCCATCAGTATTATCACCTAAGATCAAATCATAAAACTTAACCTGATCTGTGGTGTCAGAGGCATAAAATGGGTTTCCGGCCAAAGTTCCAAGCAAAAACTGCTTTTGAGATTTTTCCACATTAAACATAGGCAATTCGCCCATATCACCAAAAATGTACGTACCTCTAGGCTCACCCATAACTGTTATGCCAGGTGGTATATTAACAGTATTATTAAGTCTATAAGTTCCCGATTTTACTAGTATAACGCCACCATTTTGCAATCTTGGATTGGTTAGTGCCGCAGTAAATGCAACATCTAATGGAGGAGCATTATAGTTGCCGGTATCATATCCATCGCCTATAGTTATATAACCTTGACCTACAGTAGATAAGAAGGCTGCCATTTTCTCAAGAGTCTCTTGAACAGTTGGTGCATTAAATATATTAGCAAATGTAGGTATAGGTGGGTCCATATCTGTTTGAGTAGCCCCATGACGGAAATCGTCACCTTGATAGTGAGATTTAAAATCATGTAGGTGAACAGCTGCCTTGCCACCTTCTCGAACTCTACCAGACCCAATTATTCTACTTGACATAATAATATGGCAAAGAATTAGCAGTTTCAATTAGATTTTGTGGTATATTTATGGAGGAATTATAATATGGCTATGAGAGAGTTGCTCAGAAATTTGGCCTGAAACCACGGAATGATTATGTCCTCGGCTATAAGAAGTTGTTTGATTGATTTGATTAATTGATAATGTATTTTCAGAAATAACAATTTCATGTGAATGAAAGGGTATTCCGCCAGGGCCAGGTGTTCCACTAATTGAAGTAAGTAATTTAGATGGCATTGTAGAATTATCTGAAAAATACCTAACCTGATAAATTGGATCTGTTTTAGGCATACGTTGAGCGGAAAAGGCCTGCCGACCATAATTATCTAAAAATATCTTATTTCTAGTAACATTAAGGATCATATATCTAAATTCTTCCGTACCATCTTTGTTAAATCTTATAAAGAAATCCCTATCTTTAAGAGCTGGCACAACTAAGGTCCAACAATTGGGTAGAAATACAGACTCTAAACCATCATCTTTAGACACAAGATCATCTAAAGTAGGCTCAATTCTTATTAAAGTTTTTCGATCATTGCGTCTTGGGTTAAAATACTGCTCATAACCAAGAACAGTATCAACACCATATGAATCCAAGGCTCTATATTCTGGGGATTCTTTAGATGATGTATATTGATTGGAAGTAATTCCGGTCCAGTCTTTTTTAAAAATAACAACAGGTTCCCCAGTAGTACTAAGCAAGACCTCCTCTCTCTGATTATTAAAGTCTTCTATTGATTGGCCTCTAACTTGCCTACCAACTCCTAAATAACCATCTGCACAATAGCGCTGACCTCCAAAATAAGACCCTACACATCGACCTTTCAATAAGTCTACAGGATTTATTCTATGATAACCTGAATAATCATACATTGGAAAATCTTCATTATCTATCTCTGTCGATCCTAAATCCGTTGTCATATCATCAGTACGCTGTCTATATCCATCATTATCAGTTCTGGCATAATTGGGATAATCAAACTTATTCTCTTCAGTTACAACCGCAGTATTGCCATCTTCAAACCCTACAAAATATCTAACTAAAGGATTGCTATAATATCTAACCCCATCATAACCATCTACATCATGAAGCCTTGGTTCGGTTCCATATAAACCTCTATTGCCTATTGTAGTGATTAAATGGTTATTTGGAATATCTACTGAACTGTAATATATTAATTCTGATCCAATTTGAATAACTCCCAAAGGAGGGAAAAGATCGGCATCCATAACAGGTATTATAGTATCAGTATCAGTTATATTAGAAAGTAGTAGCCCTTCGGGATAAATATAAGAGCCATTAGGTGCTATTGGCAATTGGGTAAGATCGTTTATATCTGAGCTATATAAAGCACCTCTAACTGCAAAATAATAAATATCACCAGGTGTAAAGCCTGTTAATTCGCCTGTAATTTGATCTGGATCAATTATTACATATTTAACACCTTCATTGAAAAGATCATTTTTTATAGTCGAATAGTAAAAATTATAAGCTATTTTGAAATTTTGATTTGGTGATAATGCTTTATACCATCTAAATTGAATGCCGCTACCGTCTCCTTTAGAACCTGCGAAAGCAAGACCTTTAAAGGGTGGATTGGCATAAATAGGCTCTGGATTAAAGCAAATCATATATGTATGCTGAAATATTATTCAATAGTCAAAAGTTCTTCCTTCTTAGAGTCTCTAGCTTTATCATCATGAACCTCGTGATGATCTAAAACTTGATCTATATATGTCTCTGCAGCATCATCATCTCTAGTATCTGCTAAGAATTCAGATTGGTTTTGAAAGCCCTCAATCTCTTCTTCATTCTCTAAATAATCTCCAGAGTCAGCCCCCTTTGTTGGCCTTGTACCAGTGGTTTGCTGAACCCAATGAACGATTTCATGAACTAAATAATGATCAACTGCATCTTCCCAATTCTCTTTTGAAACATTGTCTAATAAGCTGTTATTAATGAAAATTACACCGTGAGCTGTTCTTGCAGAGACTTCTAAGTTCGAAAAACAAATTGGTATGAAATCTAATTCATTTATGTCCACTTTATATTTCTTAAAAACATTTTTAATGACATCGCTATCTTTTATATGTTCTTTGATCTTATTAATTAGTTGCAAGGATTCTTTGTTGCCCATGGCTTAATACTAAAATACTGCCTTTGCGGTGTAGAAATGGCTTGCCATTCAGGAGTGATGTGTGGTATAAATAGAGCCTAAAATCCAATGCTTTCTACACATAGGACAAATTGAAAAAATAAAGAAAAATTAATTCGAAAATATATTTTGTTTTTTTTGTACACTTTACTGATTCTGTTGGAGATTAATTTGGCAAATAATAATTTTTGGATTGAAAAACAATTAACATCTGGTCACAACAAACCAGATGTTATTGCTTCTCTAGACTATTTTTTAAAGCATAAAGCTAAATTCGATGATAAACATCTGAATAATTACAATGCCAAAACTTTAGAAAATAAAATTAAAGAAATTGAATTTGCTAAAATTAACAATCTAGTTATCAAATTAAAAAAAAATAAAGATTATGTATTAATTCATTCAGATGATGAGTATAATGTTTTTAGAATTCATAGTAAGAAAGCTGCCATGGAGTTGGGGAAAGGAACTCAATGGTGTA